AGGGTATCAACTGTTCCGTTCTTGATTAGATATTAACTCACAGCAATACAAAATCTATCCAATTCTATCCAATAACCAATCCAATCTATTACTAATATGGTAAACGCGACCCTTCATCTCAAATATGACGATGCCACTCGTATCCAGTCATTCATCCAACAAAAGCTCTTGGTTGTCAAAATATGCGAATTGCGTAAGATAAAAGTGTACGATAGATAACATTATCGAAAAGGCGTCTTGCCCTTCGTATTCACAATTTCGCTTGAAGAGCGGACTTCCCACGCGGGAGGCCCGCTCTTTTTGTGTCAAAACAAAGGAGTGTATTTGCCATGACTAAAATTTTTACTATCGCAGCAAACGAAATCATCGGCCCATTCAGCACCGAGACGACCATGTTGCAGTTTGAGTATGACTCTGAAAAAGCGTATGACGTTCTCACGCAAGTACGCAACGCCGTAAAGTCTTATCTGGACACCGAAGAAGGCAAAAAGACGCTGCGACTCAACAGTGGCTACTTCAACTGGGGTGATGCGGCCGAGATTCCTGATGGCTTCTATGAGTCGTTCGGCCTTAAAAAGCTGGACGCGCCGGTTGCTGATTTGACCGTGGACTTCAACGAAGACCTGACGGCAGATGAAATTTCCGATGAGGAGGACTACTGATGGCTCAGTTCAATGACATGCTTGCTCAAATCGGTGCAATGCTATCTAAGAAAGAAAATGAGCCGTTTTCCTATGAAGAGCTTGCATCGATGCTGAAAACGAGCCCTGATGTTCTCAAGACCTTTGAGGATGTCTACAAGACCCAAGTGCTGGAAAGCAGCACGTTATCTGACAATCTTCTCCAGTGGGATACGGCAACCGTAAAGGCAATGCTCGATAAGAGCGTGCCTTTTACGAAAGAGCTGGACAATCTCATTGACCAAATCGTTGCCGAGCTGATGGATGGCACCAGAATGTACATCTATGAGCCGGAGCGTGGTGGATATTACGTGCGGTATTCTACTAACCAGCACATTCTCCCGCCGGTAACGAACGGAGACCTCCAGAAGTTCCCGGAAGAGCTTCGGCCACAGCTGACCGGCAATCTGATGAAGATTGACATTTCGGAACCGTCTTATAAGGTGCTGCTCAGCCACTACAAAGCGTATCTCGATGCGAGAAATGACCGAAACAAGGCGATGCAGTATCACATGTTCCGCCAGGGCCTCGACATTCTGGACCTCGATGACATCACATATCAAATGCTTGAAATGAATCCGAACACGATGAGCTACTGGCTGGCGCCACGCCACTGGTTGCTGCCTTGGACGGCAACAAGTTCTTCAAGGTGCCGGAGACAAAACTCTTGCATGTGCCCATCACGATGCTCCAACTCACGAGACTCGGCTTTGAGACGCTTAATCCCGTGACGAAAGCGATTGTGAATCGTTACTGCAAGAGAATCTTCCATCTGGACGATGATGGCGACTACTTCATCAAAACCGGCACGTACTCTTCCAAGTACGAGTTCCGCAATGCCCATGTCCATGAACCTCAAGAGGTCCGTGAGATGGGCGAGTATTTCTTGTTTTTGAACCATCTGACCTGCTCTATGGCAGCACCCGGCAATGGGCATTGCTTCTACGGGGCAAATACGACCAACGAGTGGGTCGTGAGGGAGTACGTTAAGGACAAGGAAGGAAACCCGACTATCTATAACGGTCTGCCGCTGCACACTGAATATCGTGTATTCGTGGACTTTGATACCAAGACGATTCTCGGAGTGAGTCCCTACTGGCGCAGCGATGTGATGAAGGGGAAATTCCAGGAAGTGAGCAGTCCACAGGAACGGCACGACTACGTCATCTACCAGATGCACGAGGATGTGCTGGAGAAGCGCTACCAGGAGAGTGTCCAGAATGTTTTGGATGAGCTGAAGAAGGTTATCCCGCATGTAGAGCTGACAGGTCAGTGGAGTGTTGATGTGATGCGCAACGGTGATGACTACTATATCATCGATATGGCACTTGCTGAGAACTCTGCACTGAATGATTGTGTGCCGAAAAATCTGCTTCGTTCTTATCCGCAGCAGTGGTTGCCGAAAGAATAACATTACATCAAATCAAATTGCAATAGAGGTGAAATTATGGCTGTCATAAGCAATGTAAAATATTTGACCGAAGAAAGCGTTTACGAGTTTCTGCACAATCCTAATGAGATTTATCTTGAGGGGTTCGCGGTAGATAAGGAACCTGATTCCTATTGTCCACGCAACTGCGAAGATGGAACGTATATAAAGCTCTTCAAGGCCCCGGTTAACAGTAGGGTGACAGAGCTGCTTATGCAGAATTTTAGATGGAGCGCACAAGAAGGCTGTTACAACACGCCACTCCCCGAAGACTGCACAATCGGCTTTAAGCGGGCTGGATTTAGTGTCGATTCATCCCAGTTTTGGATTTTGTCGGATTATCTTCTTAGAATTTGCGCCAAATTAAAACCTGAATTAGCAGATTTTCGCCAGCAATTTGAGCAGGCGTTCTGCAAGAAAATTCTCGATGATTTTAGTATGTGTCGGGATTTTTACGATAGCAAAGAGGCAGAAGAACGTGCAAAACAATATGCTATTTATGCCATGCTTGAAGGGAACCCGGTTTACCATGAATACGTAACTCAAGATGCAATGTGTATTGTGCGCAGTTTTGGCTTTAGGAGCATGGCAAACTATATCCTTGACGCAAATAATTATCTTGGAAGCGCATTAGCCAATCTCAAAGATAGAGTGATAAGAAGCTTTGCATTTCAAGGCGTCTGGTATAGTAGACGCGCGCATGAATTTCCCAAAAAAGTTGAAGCGGCAAGACTGGCAGATAAAATAGCTAATACGTATATTGCTAATGACAACGAATCACAACGCATTGCAAAAAGCGTATGTGCATATTGCTCACAGGAGCTTGATGACAGGAAAAAAGTGACCATCACAATCGGAACCGACAACGATGATGGAATCTCTGTCAAAATTTCTTGTGACAGTTTCTTCTACTATGAACCGATTACCAAAGAAGTTTTTGTTAACGTCAAATCTGTAAGCAAAAATATGCGTGACGAAATCAATCGATACGTAAAAGACAGCGGCGTTAATGTGAGCAAAAATCTTGTGCCTATGAATCTTTTGCGGTCAGTCGTTTCCTATGGCCGTGAGTGGAATAGCAATTTTGTTTAATCGGGCGTATAGCCAAATAGTTCGAATTGAGTAAAATCAAATATGAAACAACGAGAAAGGAATTATACAACAATGAGCAAAACTGTTATTCTGATGGGCAAATCTATGCCGACCAAAGATGTTGCCGAGTTTCTTTACGCAGAAACCCGCGACAAGAACTACCAGGCTGAGACCGGCTGTGCATACGCCAAGTTCAACAGTTGCAAGATTGCAGAACCCGGCACCGAATGGGAGGAGTTGACTCCGTCTCAGAAGATGCAGGCCATGTCTATGTCCCTGTTCCAGATGCTGGGCAATGGTGATGACAGGGGAGAACCTATCCTCATCAAGACCGCCAACACCACCAAAGAAGTCTGGTGCCCGTTTTACGCAGACAAGGTCGCCGTCGAAAGCGCGAATGTCTTCGAGCGTGTTTACGCAGAGGTGAAAGCTGCTTATGAGGAAAACAGCGCTTTTGCCAAATTCGACACCCTGAACCACGAGGAGAAGATGTTCGAAATCTCGTCGTATGTCATGCACAACTTCGAGAACATCCTCAAGAAAATTGAAGTCATTCCCGGTGTACAAGCCGGAAAATACTAATCACATTGCATAAGAGGGGCTGCCGTCAGGCGGCCCCTCTTTTTGCTTTTCATTGCGAATTGAATACAATAAAGTCATGTGACGCACAAGTGAGGTGAGTAAATTGGAAAACGTCAAAATTATTACGCCGTACGGAGAAGTTATCAGTATTCGTGCATTCATCGAGTGGGAGTATAACTGTGGCAAGACTGATTTTCAGCCAAACGAGCGTTATCCTTTGTGGGTCACTGTGCCGGTTGAAGAAAAGCTTGGCTATATTGCTTGCAGTCTATTCGGTGACCTTGCAAATTTTGATGACTATGAGGGCAAAATCGGCATCACCGATGGGAACTCAACACGATATTTCTTCTTCACAAAGAAGAACTGCGATACGGAAATTCTGCAAGCATTGACGGCAATGCTCAATGTTTTGTATACCAGCAGCGAGGAAATGCTTCTTTCTGAATCCGGCTACACTTTTGAGTCATTGAGTCTGAATCAACGATTCGACACAATTGCTCGCTACATCGAAGCAAATCTTGAAGTGTGCTTGCTTATGTTGGCACATATTCCATATATGGAATGGAAATAAAACCGTTTTATGTTGCCTTCTTGCACGTTTGTGCGAATTGAGTAAACTGAGTATTGTAGACCAAAAAGTGCATTGACGACCACTAAAGCAGGTTCTTCTAAGAGCCTGCTTTTTTGTTTGCAAGGAGGACAAAGCATTGATTGATAAAGTAGCAATGGCAGAAAGAAATCGACTCATTGTCGAGGACTTGAAGAGCGGTATGTCTATCAAAAACGTAGCCGCAAAACATCAAGTATCGAAATACATCTGCTACAGGGTATCTCGTGAAGCAAACTGCAAAGAACACTCTATGAACTTCCATAAATGGAAGAAACAGAGAGACAAAGAAATTGCTCGCAAGTACAGCAAGGGCGTGACAGCCGTTGAACTGGCAAAAGAATACAACATGAACCGCGCGACGATTTATAGCGTCATCAAGCAGGTAGACCCGAATTATACTTGCCAGCGGGATTCTGATGTGATGACAAAGGCAAAGAAAGAACGGCTAAAAAGAGAGGAACGCTATCTCCAAGCAGTCCGTGAAAACCCGCAGAAATCAATTCAGTCACTTGCTAAGGAGTATGGTTTCTGCACCACCTGTGGATACGACATTATGCACAAAGCAGGAATCCGCCGTAAAAGAGGAAGAAAGAAAATAAAAAAGGCGGCGAAGGAACAATGAGAAAGCTGCTTTTGATTATTCCGGCGCTTGCTGTTGCCTTGACTGCCTGCTATCCCGTCAGCACGCTGCCCGCCGATTTCCCTGTGGCAACGGCTGAAAGCAGCGAAACGCTGGGCCTTCCAGCTCAAACCAGTATGGAAACAGAACCGGTGCAAGGCGAGAACAATAACCTTATCGCTCTCGGCGACTGGGGAACAGTTTCAAATGGCTCTTTGACCGATGGGCGATGGCATGACATTGAAATGTGCATCACTAAAATCACTACCGAAACAGAAAATGAAGATTACATCAGCAATACCATTGCGCTCAGTAATTCCCTTTCTGTACTACGAACTGATGAATCAGCTCTTGATAAGCTGCGAGATGGCATCGAAAACCCGGAACTTGTAGTGGTGGATTACGAAGTAAAGCTGCCAGAAGATTACCCTTGCGATGGCAATGCGGATGTGAGCCTTTGCGTTGTCGATGATACAGGTGAGCATCCGATTATCAAACTGCTAACTACGGCCGACAGCGATATGACGCCTGGACTGACATACGCAAAGCGCGGCATCTATGTTCGCACAAAGGGCGATACCAACTATTCCTTCAAAAGTGTTCGGTATCTGAACGAAGCAGATATTGAGGCGAGAGCCGCGAGAGCTGACACAGACACCTACTTTGCAAATAAATAACAAAGAATCAAGACCTGCCGTTTGGTGGGTCTTTTCATTTATAGAGGTAAGTAAACCATGAATGATAACAACCGTATGCTCCTCCGTTATGTAGCGGAAGGAGACATTCGAAAAGCTCAGATGCAGGCAAAAGTTATTCTGAACAGTATCACCGCTGCGAAAGATGAGCAGTTCAAGGCGAACTGCCTGGCAAAACTCAATAATGTTGAGCCGCGATTCATTGAATTGCCGTTCAACATGCAGGGTCTTTTGGTGGCAGAAGATGTATCCGATTTTCCAGAACAGAGGTTTCTCATTCGTGAATCGGAGGAAGCGGTCATTGAAAAGATTCTCAAAACGAGAAAGGCTTCTCTCAAACTCAAAGAAATGGGCGTTCACTATACCAGTTCTTTGCTCCTGAGCGGTGAGCCTGGGACTGGTAAAACAGAACTGGCAAGATACATTGCCCACAAAGCAGACCTACCGTTCGTATATCTCAAATTTTCCGGTCTTATCAGCTCGGCTCTTGGCAAGACACAGCAGAACATTGGCCTGGTCTTTGACTATGCCAGACGCAGCCCCTGTGTGTTGTGCCTCGACGAAATCGATGCTATCGGTATGAAGCGCGGCGGCAGAGACGATGTAGCAGAGATGAGCCGCGTGACGATTGCTCTGATGCAGGAACTTGACCGGCTGCCCAATGACGTTATCCTTATCGGAACCACAAACAGGGAAGACCAGCTTGACGCTGCACTGTTCCGTCGGTTCAGCTTCCTTCATCGTGTTCGCATGCTGGATACTCAGTCCGCGCATGACTTATGTGAGAAGTTCTTCAGTTCAGTCGGCTATACGGCGAGCAAAGAAAAAATCGAAGATATGCTCTATCGTATTGACCACAACTATACACCCAGCAACGTCACGAAGGCTTGTACGGACCACATTGTAAGCTGGGTCATCGAACAGCAAGAGAAGGAGGACCAGGATGCGAGAATTTGAGATTAAGCTCTATGAACCCCGTGGCACAGTGGCAGAAGAGCATCCTGAAATCGCTGCAATGTGGCACCCGACTGCCAATGACTGTGGTCCTGATGAAATCACGTGTGGAAGCGGCCGTCGCATTGCCTTGATTTGTACCCGGTGTGGATACGGCAAAAACGGAGAATGGCGGCCGGTGCTTTCTTCTGTCTGCCGCACGAGAGGCGGCTGCCCTGTCTGTGCTGGACGAATCGTGGTCAAAGGCGTGAATGATGTGGCTACAGTTCATCCTGAAATTGCCGAACAGTGGCATCCGACTCTAAATACCATCCAGCCTGACCAAATCACATCCGGCAGCGGTCTGCATGTCTATCTTGTCTGCAAGACCTGCGGCTATGGTCAAAATGGCGAGTGGCATCCGCTCCTGGCTTTCGCTTGCGGTAGTGGCGTGAATCATACCGGCTGTCCGCAATGCGCCAGATTAAGGATTTCTCATAGCAGAATGAAGCGGATTCGTAAATGCACGACGAAGCCTATCATCAGCGTTGGATACCCTCAGATTGCAGCTATGTGGCATCAGACAGCCAATAAGTTTAGGCCTGATGAACTTACCGCCGGAAGCGGTGAACGAATCGCTTTGGTATGTCCCGATTGCGGCTATGGCAAGGACGGAGAATGGACGCCGTTGCTCTTTACCGTATGCAAGTATGGTCCTAAGTGTCCCGCCTGCCGCAAAGTGCGGAGGTGATACCTCTTGGCTTACAATATGAAAGACCAGCTTGCAGTCGGAAAGCTCGGAGAGCAGGTGGCAATTGACTACGTAAAAAAGAGCTGCGAATTGGGAAGGTTGAGCTTTGAGAGCTACGAAGATGTGCGAAACATCAAAGCGTATCAAGAACAGGATATTGACTTCCTGATTCATCGCAAGGATGGCCGCACAGTGACACTCGACGCCAAAACGGATACATACACTACCGGCAACATCTTCCTGGAACAGGCCGTTGACTCTTATCTATTTGACGCGAATGGCAATGTCATCAACTGCAATCCTGTCACCAATGAGTCAACGCTCCATCACTCAGATGGGTGGCTTTATAAAAACGCCAACTGTATCTTCTATTACTTCTCAAGCACCCAAATGCTATATGTATTTCATCGGGTGAATGCGGCGCTCTATGCCACAGAACTGCTCGATGCCGGATATGAATTAAAACGGGAGAAGCGCCCCTTTCCTCGTGCTGCTGAGAACCACGAAAAGGGCAGACCACTTACAAAATACTACGGCATAGGGCTGCTTTTACCGGCCGAGCAGATGCTCTATTCTGAACAGATGCAAGGCCACATGTGGAAATGGAGAGTCGAACAAGATGCGACTAGTCATTACAGATTCATTCCTGTAAAAACGCGTAAGTTTGTTAAGAATCTATGAATCATTGGCCTACACAGTACGAGTCGGAACCTCAAAAATGGTATAATGTAGACAGTTCAAGAGAGGAGCAAAAGCAATGAATGTAGTTGGCGTGGTCACACTCGGAAAGCTCATTGAAGCGCATCGAGACGGTGACGAACAGAAGTTCAAGGCCTACGTTGAGTTCATTGCCGAAGCCTATGAACAGCAGGGAAATGACCGTGGCGCTCGCATCATCCGCAACTCCTATACGGGCGGCGGCAAGGATACCGCAAAGGTCATCCTGGACGCAGCCTCTTCTGACAGACAGGATGTGGCGGTCTACTACGAGACCGGTTACTATGAGCCGGATGTCCTGGGTTCCGGCGGCTCTTATCGTGGTGTCACTATGACGAGTTCTGCTGCCGAAGCCATGCGCCGACTTGATGCCAATGCCGCCAACTATATCCAGCGCGTCACGCTGTATAAAAAGGACGGCAAGGTCACGAAAAAAGAAGTGGCCGAGTACGACCAGATTGCGAAAGAGTGGAGGAACATCTGATGAACTGGCGCGTATTTCCCATCAAGGCCGTTCTGAAACTCCTCAACGACAGGTTTGTGCTGGAACGAGTCACGGTCAAGTGGGATGACGAAGCCTACGGCAAGAGTGAAGGCACTCGCTTTGTACTCTGCCGCCGTGAGGAAGTAGCAAACATCGACCACATCAAAGTGTGCTCGTCCGGGTTCTTTCACGACACGTTCGTCTACTACGGCGATGGCTTGATGCTGAAGCTTTGGCAGGACAACCTGAATGTCGATGAAGAGCATGAGCGTTATTCGAGCAACAAATTGGTATCTCCACTGTTCTCTCTTTACAGTAACAGTATCCCGGATGACTCGTTCATGCACCGCTGGCTCGTCTTTCAGGGCGTCACGGAAGAACAGTTGGACGGAATCGCCACCGTGCTTCTCATTGACCCGATATACGCCTACGATGGCCTTGATAAAAAGGTCCTGAGAAATGACAGCGGGTATCCGACCATGATTCAGCAGGGTGGAACAGTCTACTTGAGTGAGTCAGAAATCGTAAAAGCAGCATCTGCCATCGAAGACGACAACCTTCGCAACCGCGTCCTGAGTGTTCTCTGGTCAAGGAAACGCGCGGTCAAAGATGTCACGAAAGAGAACCGAGACATTGCAGATGTCAGCGATTTGCAGCTTCGCAAAATATAGAATGTGCTTCAAACAATCTGTATTGCCGAATTATGCGAACCGCGTATACTAAATAATACATTAGTCGTCAAGGTTTTGCGCCTTACGACTTCCATGCTTCTGTAGCTCAGATGGCAGAGCGGCTGTTTTGTAAGCAGCGGGTCGCAGGTTCGAGCCCTGTCGGAAGCTCCACTGGTTTTCATCGTTCCTCCGTTGAAATCCGAAATCCCGCTTGATGAATCGTAACTTCTTGATACGATGCTATACACACATCTTGCGGGCTATGTCACCATAAGACAGCCTCCTCGCGGCGGTGACGGTAACACGGGTATTGAGCTCCCCGTGGCAAATGTCTTATTTCTGGGTCGTTAGCTCAGTCGGCAGAGCGCTTGACTGTTAATCAAGATGTCACAGGTTCGAGCCCTGTACGACCCGCCATATACCGAATATCAAGTGTTGTAAGTGTCATCCCGACACACATCACAACTACTATAGTGCTACATACCCTCACTTGATAGACGGTAATAACAACCTCGGAGAATGTGCATTGTAGCTGCTTGCAGCACATCATACTACACCAGTATAGTTTTACACATCCTTGCGCAATCTCCGAGAATCCCTCACAAGACAGCCTCCGCGTGGCGAGGGATGGACAACGCAAGTTTTGAAGGTTCTTTCGGCCAATGTCTTGTTATTGACACGGGGTATAGCAATGGTAGCTTACCAGCATCATACGCTGGTGGTTGTGGGTTCAAGTCCCATTCCCGTATCCATCGTCTCGGCCGCGACATTAAATCGGCCATATATGGCTCGTTAGTTCAGACGGTTAGAACGCCAGCCTGTCACGCTGGAGGTCGCCGGTTCGAAACCGGCACGAGTCGCCACTGGATGTAGTACAAGGGAACACGTCAATCGCGCGATAAGGCGTAATAGTGGAGTACAGGTGCGACGCGTAAGCACGGAACACGGTGGTGTGACACCACCCATCCAGAACACGTCCTGACACGGACGATAAACAGGTCGAAATCTAACAGGGAGGGCACTCCGATGCAGAAGTAATTCTCGTCCGACTGTCAAAATCTGAACAAAGGAGAACGCCTATGCACTAATTACGTCCGACAGGCCGCATAAGTGAAAGGGATAATCCGATGCACAGGTAAACCTGATGGCGGGCAGCTCCCGCCTTAGAACATCACGATAGGTAGCGCCTATCAGGGCACGCCGGTTCTTATCGACGCGCCCTGCCACCCATGAGACAGCCTCCACGCGGCGGGTGGTGGACAACAAATGCTTTTCGCATTTGGCAAATCGTCTCAAAAACCTATTCGGAGGGTCAAATCTGACAGATAATACAGCGTCTGCGCCCAACATCACGGCTTAAAACCGATGCTTCTTGCTGTAGTACCCGTCAGGGTATTCTCTTCGGAGATTAGACGTCGGCGGACGCTCAACAAGCTCCCTCAAGCAGCAGGGAATACGCGGAAGCTGCTTGCGCGGACTGCTCCACACAATCCGCGCTACTGCTCAGAAGACAACCTCCTCGTGGTGAGCAGTGGGCAACATTGTTGCGGTCAATACCCGCGACATGGCGAAGTCTTCAATCGTGGGAATCGCATCACAACTCCCGGTGTGAGCGGTATCCCTAAAGGCCAGGAAGTTGTGTGGACGAGTGCTTCCTCTCGAACTACGGTTCGGAAACAACAAATCCCGCCCTATCAAGCATGCAGACGTACGAGCATCCCCGTAAAGCCGGGGCGCAGCCAGACGCGACACAGCCGTATAGGCGAGACTACTGCACGGCAGCTGGTAAGTTTCGCCGCAGTCTCACACACAGCCCAACGACAACCGTTAACCCGATTTGACAGGGAATCAACGACAGGGCTCAAAATTTGAAGTTGACCAACACCCAAGCACTCTCTTGGATTCTCACGCATAGTCAACGATGAGATTCGCAAGATTGTCAGGTGGTGTAAAGATGGCGTTCGGGGCCGACTACCTCCTAAACGAACATCATGGCGGGGCTAAATGAGGGTTCACCCGCAATCTTGTGGAGTATTCGTATAACGGTTAATACCTCTGCCCTCCAAGCAGATAACGTCGGTTCGACCCCGATATACTCCTCCAATATCCCTACGCTGGTAGCCTCCACGCGGCGAGAAGGAAGGAAAGAAAAATGACGGTTTTTGAAGAATTGACAAAAGGAATGAAGTTCAGCGAACCCGTGGAAGATATCAAAAAGAACATGGTAAAAGTCTTTGAAAAGAATTTCAGATGTCCGCCATGGAATGACGTGTACGAGGAAGGGTGCGCGGGGTTCGCTGGCTGCGAAAGCTGCTGGTTTGGGTACATAAACAGCGAAGCAAAATAAAGGCCGCAAAAGCGAAAGCCAGACGCGACCCACCACGCGGGGTATAGCAATTGTCGCTGCCCACATGGGTGGCGTGAATAGAAATGAATCCCGCTGCCCGCTCCACCGTCGCTGTCACCGTACGCACGACACTAAATAAAGCGAGCATGGTCCACTTGTGGTCCGCTGTCGAATGCCAATGGACAGCCTCAAAAAGAATCGGCAAACAGGTGCTGTGCCTGATAGTATCCGAGAGTCCCGGTATCAGTCGCGAATGAGACCGGAAAACGGCGGAGAGGGTACAATACAGAATCCGTCGGCGTGGCTGCCGAATGGTGCTTGATGCGGGGTTGGCTGCCCTGATTTGGGATGATAACAAGCATAAAACATCCTGCCATGCTTGGTTAGCTCATTAGGCAGAGCGGCACACTCGTAATGTGCAGGCGGGCAGTTCGAATCTGCCACTAAGCTCCACGGTCCGATTGGGCGACGCGCTCATTGAGAAACCGCCCAAGAAGCTTCCAACGGGGGCATGCACCTGTTGGCGGTTGGCTAAGTCCTGCCGGAAGTCGTCGGCACCGGAACCGAACACGAATAGGCAACGTAAAGCCTCGCAGGGCAGAGCGTTATCTGCCACAGTGCATGACAACTTGAAGTAGAAAGGAGATGATTCCAATGGAGCAGGCAATTATCAATGTAGAAGGTACATCCACGATTGAAACCGCAGCGGCAGCCAAGAAACTGATTGAGACCTTCGGAAGCCAGAACATCCGTGCTATCTCAGTCAAACGTGTGAACGATAAGAGTGACGAGGTCATTGTTGAACTCGATTTCATTTCTGGCCTGGCACCGCATCTGCATGGGTTTACAATGCGTGTCAACGGACTGACGGCGGGCTATGCTGGTACAGGACCGTCCAATCTGTTTGAAGTTCTTCAGGCGGCAGGCGTAAGCGAGACTCTGGTGGCACGTAGCGACATCACGCAGCGAAGCACCAAGACCATTCCGCTCCACCTGGAGCGCGAGGTCAAGCAGTACGGCGACTTCCAGTACACCTAAAACTGTCCGGCGGGGATGCCCCGCCATCATGGGGATATAGCTCAGCTGGGAGAGCACCTGCTTTGCAAGCAGGGGGTCGAGGGTTCGAATCCCTCTATTTCCACCACCAGCAACATGCCGCTTCCTGCGGCTGTCTCTGGGCGTGCATTGTACTGTTGTTGATTCGCAGTACGGTCATTTGCGCGGAACTCCTTAACTATGACCACGAAGACGAATGCCTTGTCCGCGCCGCTTGGACAAGCGATTTACACAGGGCATCGTCAAGCCGGAAAAATGCAGTGCCGAGTGGCGAAACCGGCTGCGGCATTGACGAGGAACACCACCCTCGTCAGTCATCAACGAGAATAGCCTCCACGGGGCAGATGGCGGGCAACGCAAGACCTTTTGCGGCTAATATTCTCTATCCAATGATTTTCGTGAGGTTGCATAAGCGCGGATTTCCGAATCTCCTTTTTCGGGTAAAACTACACCACGAGCATTGTTCATCTTGCCGCGCTACGGCGGACACGCCGGTAGAACAGGATGCGCAAGCAAGCCGTAATAATCATACCGTGTGGCGAAAGCGGCTGCGGTATGGACGGAGCAAAACTCCGTCAGTCGTCCATAAAGATGGCCTCCACGGGGCGGACGACGGGCAACGCAGGGGGACAACTGCGGCTAACATCTTACTACATGGTCGGGTGTCCGAGTGGCCTATGGAACTGGTCTTGAAAACCAGCGATGCCGCAAGTGTCCGTGGGTTCGAATCCCACCCCGTCCGCCATGATTTTGCCGGGTCAATCCCGGCTTTTCTTGTTTTATGAGGAGTTTTGTATGACCGAATTAGAACTGACCAAGATGGTCGAAAAAGCCAAACGCTGGGCGGTAGAAGCCCATGCGGGGCAGAAGGACAAAGCAGGGGAGGACTACTTTACCGCCCATATCTCAGTGGTTGTCAGGGGCGTGAATGATGACCCAGTCGCTGAAGCCGTTGCATATCTGCACGATACGGTTGAAGATACGACCATTACAATGGCTGACATCCGAGCAGAGTTTCCGAAAGAAGTAGCGGATGCAGTTGATGTTTTGACCCACCGGAAGAAAATGAGCTATGCCGAATACATCTGGCGGGTGCATCAGAACCCGATTGCCACAAAAGTCAAGCTGAGCGATTTGCGCAGCAACATGGACCTTACAAGGCTGCCATATCCTCTGACCCAAAAAGACCTGCTTCAAGAAGCCAAGTATCTGCGGGCCTACAAGATGCTGGATGGTCGTGTTTCAGTGACAGCCGTGAATCCGTATGCTTTGTATGATTATCTTCTGACAAACGGTTGGGTGCCGAAAGAGGAAAAGACGTTCGGAACCAATACTCCTATCATCCTCACTCCGCTTTCTGGCACTGTTACTATCACCGTACCACTCGATATGAGTGTCGCCGACTATGACACTCTGATGCGTCATGCTCTGAACAAGCTCTCGCTGTATGAGGGAAAGGAGCTTGAATCTGTGCTGAATATGGTTCTCACCTGGAAGCCTGAATGCTCATCAAATATGAACAGTTTGTAAAGCATTGGAGCACAAAATTTCAATTGATGCCGGATTTTGGTATAATGTAGACAGTGAACGGAAAACACGAACGCACGTTAAAAATCGACTGTTTTCTGCTCGAAAAGCAACCTTTAAACCACGCTAAGGAGAGTAAACCATGCGTAAGAAAACCAAACTCGCGAAGAGTATCATGGCTTTTGCGATGGCAGCAGCAGTGGCGGTTTCCGCTACCGGCTGTGGCGCTAAAAACGAAAGCAATGTTGCATCTTCTGAATCCACTACCAGCCAGTCTGAACCGGCTCCGACCGAGGCTCCCGCCACGAGCGAGGATACGGCCAGCTCTGCCTCCACGGCTGACTCCGAGACGAAGGCTGAGGATACTAAGCAGGACGCCGCAAAGGATGAGACTGCTGATTCTTCTGTCAGCAGCTCCGCCTCTTCTGACCAGACGAACACCACTTCTACCAAAAAGCCGACCTACAACACCAACAAGACTCAGACCAAGGCACCCGTTCAGCAGGCCAGTGCAGCCCCGGCCGCAGCCGAAGAAAAGAAAGCTGAGCCTACCTACACCTTTGTTGTTCGCCACCATGAGGCTTCCTGCACCACCGGCGGGTATGATGAGCATATCTGCAACGAGTGGGGCGGCATGAACTACAACAACAACTATACCGCCCCCAAGGGCCACAGCTGGGATGAAGGCGTCATTACCAAGGCGGCTACCTACACCGAGAACGGTATCAAGACCTTCAAGTGCAAGGACTGCGGCGAGACCCGTACCGAAGAGATTCCTGCGCTGAACAAGACCTACCATATCAAGGAAGTCGTTCCGGCAACCTGCACCAGCGAAGGCTATACCATCTATGAGTGCAACGAGGTTCCGGGTCTGACTTACAAGGCTGACTACACCGCCAAGCTGCCCCACAGCTATGACAAGGGTGTTGTCACCAAGGCTCCGACTATCTATGAGAAGGGCGTCAAGACCTTTACCTGTACCGTTTGCGGTGACTCCTACACCGAGAACATTCCTGTTCTGGAGAAGACCTGGCACAAGGGTGAGACAGTTGCTCCCACCTGCACTGAGCAGGGCTACACCGTGTACATCTGCGGCCAGGACGAGAGCCTGACAGAGAAGCGCGACTTCACCGATGCTCTGGGCCATGACTGGAACGAGGGCGTTGTCACGGTTGCCGCCACCTGCACGGCCGACGGTACTATGACCTACACCTGCTCCCGCGATGGTGAGACCAAGACCGAGGTTATCCCGGCACTGGGTCACAAGTGGGACGAGGGTACTGTTACCACCGAGCCTACCTGCGACCAGCCTGGCGTCAAGACTTTCAAGTGCCTGAACGACGGCTGCACCGAGACTCAGACCGAGGAAATTGCCGCTCTGGGCCATGAATGGGATGATGGTGTCATCACTACGGCTGCCACTTGCACCGAGGATGGCGTCAAGACCTTTACCTGCAAGCATGACGCAAGCCATACTTACACTGAAGCAATTCCCGCTATCGGCCATGATTGGGATGAGGGTAAAGTCACGAAAGAGCCGACCTATACCGAGAACGGCGAAATGACCTACACCTGCAAGAACGACCCGACCCATACCTATACTGAGGTCATTCCGGCTAAGGGCTACACCTACACCGACACTGTGGTTGCCCCCACCTGCACTGAACAGGGTTACACCCTGCACGAGTGCAATGAGGATGCCTCCATGTCCTACAAGGACAGCTATACCGACGCTCTGGGCCACGACTACAAGGAAGTCACGACCCCTGCCACCTGCAAGGACGAGGGCAGCGTAGACAATGTCTGCGAGCGCTGCGGCGACACCCAACACATCAGCACCCTGCCTGTCACCGAAGACCATCAGTGGAACGATGGCGAAATCACCAAGGCTCCTACCTGCACGGAAGCAGGTGAGAAGACCTTTACCTGCACCGTCTGCAACAAGACCAAGACCGAGGAAGTTCCTGCTACGGGCCATGACTACGATGAAGGCGTTGTGACAAAGGAGCCTACTCAGACCACCAGCGGTATCCGTACCTACACCTGCAAGAACTGTGGCGACACCTACACCGAGACCATCCCCCAGCTGGGCCACGTTTGGGGCCGCAATGAAGTGACCAAGCAGCCGACTTGCGAGAAAGACGGCGTTCGCACTTTCTACTGCACCGTGGACGGCTGCAATGAGACTAAGACTGCTCCGATTCCTGCCACCGGCCATGATTGGGATGATGGCGTTGTCACCAAGCAGGCAACTTGCACCGAGGATGGTTCTCTGACTCGGACTTGCAAAAACGACCCGACGCACACTATGACCTATACCCTTTATGCCACGGGTCATACTTGGGACGAGGGCGTTGTTACCAAAGAGCCGACCCACGATGAGAACGGTATCCGTACCTACACCTGCACTGTCTGTGGTGCAACCAAAACCGAGGAAATCCTCGCCACCAAGTACACCTTTACTGTGACTGTTGTCGAGCCTACTTGCACTGAGCAGGGCTACACCTACCATAAGTGCAATGAGGACGATTCCAAGTCCTTTACCGACAACTACACCAACGCACTGGGCCATAGCGGTTCTCTGCACACCACTCCCGCCACCTGCAAGGAAGACGGTCATACCGATTACGTCTGCGACCGCTGCGGTTATTCCGAACTCATCGAGACTCTGCCTAAGACCAACAACCACAGTTGGGATAACGGTGTTGTGACCGTTGAGCCTACCGCTGACCATGAGGGCGTTAAGACCTACACCTGCTCTGTCTGCGGCGAGACCAAGACCGAGTCCATCCCCCGCATTGCAAGCCAGTCTCTGGCAAGTGTAAACCCTTCCGACGCCGAGGTTGAGACCCCTGTGGAAGCAGAAACCCCGGCCGCAAGTGAGGAGCTTCCCGCCGATACGGCAGAATCTGATGTTCCGGCTGAAGATGCTGAAGAGTCTGGCTCTGAGGCTGTCAAGCAGGAAGACGCCACTCTGCCTAAAGAGACTGAAGTCGAAGCTATCGTTGTCGAGGAAACTGCTGACTAAACCATTAGGAACAGTTGGGGCATAACTAATAGCGTTGCAGGCCATTTAGCCAAACCCGAACTTGAGGCTCGTCGAGAAATCGGCGGGCCTTTTTCTTCGACTTTTTGGAATTTAGCTATTGACTTTGCGTATTACAGTGTGTATAATAGAGACAATGAGATTTTGAGGAAAGGAGAACACGCCGATGTTCGTTACTATGATGAGCAAACAGAATAAGTGGCAAGAGCTGTGGAGCAATTTGTACCTCCTCGGCAACTTTGTGCTGTCTGTTTGTGTGAATCATAGTGCTGTGATGGTCGTGTAAAACCATCCGAGTATCGGTTGTTTTCCATACTCTGCGCGATATGAGCACCTGTCAGACGCACAACGCCTGATGGGTGCTTTTTCTATGCAGAAAATTAAATCCAGTCCATTTTGATGCCACCGGCAGATACTCCGGTCAGGCTTATTAAAGTGTATATAATTATACACATTGTATATATCGAGGATTCGCCAAGCGGTAAAGCATCAGGTTTTGACCCTGACATCGGTCGTTCGACTCGACCATTCTCGACCACCTATCACTTTCAGACGCATCGGAAGTGAGATTCACAAAGCCCGTTCTCCCAAAGCAAGGCACGGTAGATGCGCAACAAGTGCTCGTAACTCAACTGGCAGAGTACCCGACTTTTAATCGGGATGTTCGGGATTCGACTTCCCGCGAGCGCACCACGCCCGGCAGAGCGTCATCTGTCACTTCTTTGGGTGTATAGCTCAGTAGGCAGAGCAGCGGGCCGTTAACCCGTGTGTCGCAGGTTCAAGCCCTGCTACGCCCGCCATAAGCTCCTCTGGTGGAATGGCAGACACGGTGCGCTCAAACCGCACATTTTTGAGGGTTCAAATCCCTCGGGGAGTACCACGTTCAGCAGTACGTCAACTGTCGCTATGTCCAAGTGGCGTAACTGGCAAACGCGCTGGTTTAAGGAACCAGTATTTACTGTGGGTTCGATTCCCACCTTGGACACCATTTAAGCTCTCGTGGTGGAATAGGCAGACGCGCCAGATTCAGAGTCTGGTTCCAATCATGGAGTGTGGGTTCAACTCCCACCGAGAGCACCACGTCCAGCAGTACGACAACTGCTATCCATGCTCCAGTGGCGAAATTGGCAAACGCGACGGTTTTAAGTCCCGTTCCACTCTGGGTTCAAATCCCAGCCGGAGCATCTATATAGGGGTATAGCTCAAGTGGTAGAGCAGCGGTCTCCAAAACCGCGTGTTGCATGTTCGAGTCGTGTTACCCCTGCCAACGGTGAGTATGTACTCAAAAGGTGCATGCTCATCATTGTTTTTGAAAGGAGTATACCATGAACGACAAATTACTCGGCTCAGAACGTGTGCTGTATGAAGGTGCAGGCTACCGCAGCAAATTCAAGGCGGCACGCAGGACATCTCCGCCAGGAACCAAGGAAAATCCTTCCAGCCCAAAGCAAGAGGGAGTGGATGCTGTATACATTCCCGATACCGCCAAGTGGTGCAGCAAAAAGTAAACCACAAGTTGATTGCGTTTCAATGCAAACGTGCTATAATAGAATCAGAACGAAACGAGAAAGGAGACACCCAATATGCTGTGCAATACTGTCAATGCCATGTCGTTTGCCGAGTATAGTTATGAATCTGAGTTCAGCTCTTATGAACGCAGTTTTATTTCCCATACTCCTCGACAGGCTAACACAGTCAGTGCGCAGATGCGGTGCGTCTTCTAAACGATAACTGCATGTCATAGCTGCTTGTCGAGATTTCGACAGGCAGCTTTTTTGTTGCCTGTATAAAGAAAGGCAGCATACAAATGACAATTCCCACTATCGACATCCAGCAAACTGGTGCCAACATTAAAACACTCCGCAAAGCGGCTGGCATCAAGGTTAAAGACATAGCAGATACCCTCGGTGTATCTACACAAGCAGTTGCCAAATGGCAGGCTGGTGCGGCTCTTCCCACCATTGATAACCTTGTGATTTTAGCCTCCATACTGGATGTGAAAATCGACGATATTCTCGTTATCGCATAATTCCTCGCCGCATGATACGGCATAACATGGCCCGTTCGACGAATTGGTTAAGTCATCTCCCTTTCACGGAGAAGGTTGAGGATTCGAATTCCTCACGGGTCCCCATGCTTCTGTAGCTCAACTGGTAGAGCAGCGGTCTGAAGAGCCGCGTGCAGCTGGTTCGACTCCAGCCGGGAGCACCACGAGGCTTAATGCCTCATTCTATGTGTCGGTATGCAAGAGGTTAAAGCAAACGGTCTGTAAAACCGCTCCGTTACGGTTCACTGGTTCGAATCCAGTCCGACACACCATAAGGCCTGCTCGACGAATAGGTTAAGTCATCAGCCTCTCAAGCTGAAGGTTGCGGGTTCAATCCCCGCGCAGGTCACCAACGCGCACCTACGTTATCTTACGTACATAATTGATATTCAAGAAAAATGTGGGTGCTTTTTATGCAGTGGTCGCACAATAGGTAGTGCAGCAGCTTGCTAAGCTGCCGTCGCGAAAGCGGCATGTGAGTTCGAGCCTCACCCTCTGCGCCATTTGCTTGTGTGTCCGAGAGGCTGAAAGAGCCGGTCCAGAAAACCGGAAGTAGGAAACTGCTCGTAGGTTCGAATCCTACCACAAGCGCCAACGCCGTACACTTTAGTGTACGGCATTTTTTGTTGCTATTTCGTCAGATTATGCTATACTGGATTTAAGATATTTCTTAGTGAACATTCTGTTACGGTTTCGACTACATGTTTGTAAGCAACCACATTTCATGGTAAAATTATACTGTAATGTAAAGGGGTTTTCGTCGTATGTTCATTCAATTTACAGAAAAGCAGTACAAACTGTTTGTACGCATCATGCAGGTCATGCAAGTGTTCTACGGCAATGACTTTTCATCCATCTGCAAAGAAGTAGGTGAGGCTTATGGTGCGAAGAAAGCAGACATTGAAAACGCCTATACAATTTTGACAGATGTCAAAGTAACAGGACCAGTACCGGCAATGCAAAATGCAGCAAGAAAGATTCTGAATGCAGCTCTTTCGGCCGTTGATATAAAGTCAGCTGTGAAAGAAGAAAATCCGTACACAAGGCTCATTGAAATGGACGAAGCAAGCTGGCTTCAGGCGGCCGATATTCTTGATGTCTATTCTCGTATCTTGATGGGTCAGTTCAGCATCATCTACGAGTCCTTGGATATTGCCAACTGTTATGGGGCTGATGCCAATGAAATCCGCCTGCAGGCTTATCACGATGCTCGATGGGGCGGAGTCGGGGTCATTGAAGCCAGGGAGCTGCTGATTCCTCAGCTCAAGAAGCTGGGCGTTGGCTGGAATGGGAACTTTGGTATTTCCAATCCCGGCCTTGCCTATGACAGCAAGCTTTCTTACGAGATGCTGAAAGTAATCCGCTATGCGTATGGAAAAGGGGACAACACTGTTCTGAAAGTGACAGACGAGCCTTTCCTTCGCGCCCAGGGTGTGGCGGGTATCCGCGCACTGTAGTCCATCAAGGAGGTAATCGCGATGGGCAACCATATCATTTCATTTCTGGACATCTGCTCTATGCGTGGACAACTTGTTCTTGCAGAGGCTCCTTCTATACCGTCCATCCATGATAAGATGGTCTATTGCACCGGTGCGCGTAAACATGACGAGGACCGCTATATTGTCCTCGACGGGGAAGAATACAGTCAAATCCTTTTTGTAGACGGAACCATCCGTCTCTACTGGAATTAAATACGTACCATTGATTAGGGGAACACAACATGAACACGATTCAGCACGCGCTCGAAATCAACAACGACAAAGCGATTCTTCTGAGCATCAAAAAGGAATGGCTCGATAAAATCATGGCAGGCGACAAGGTAATGGAAGTCCGCAAAACGATGCCTTGGGAAATTAGCTATCCTTTTGTGGTCTTCTGTTACGAAACAAAGGCCAACGGCGGTGCAGGTCGTATCACGGCCGCTTTTATCTGCAATGACATCGAAAAGCTCGACTGCTTACGCGAGTTCCCGGATTGCATTGCCAACTCGAAATTGCTCGCAATGACTGCTCAGTTTGTCGAGAAGAGCTGCCTTACCTTTGAACAGCTCCTTGATTACGGAAACAATGTCGGTGCTCTCTATGGCTGGAAGGTGGCAGAGCCACAGGCCATCAATATGCAGCTTCCTGACTTCGGGGTGAAACGGGCTCCACAGTCGTGGCAATATGTTACCGTCTCTGCATGGCCTACGAAATAATACGACACATTTCTTTGCCCATATACTTGCCACAAGAAATACGACAATGTATAATAGATAGCAATGCGTCTTCAGGGGTTGTTTTATGAACATCAATGGACTTTTAAGAGAAATCAATATGGTGAAGCTGAGCGAATTCGTTTGCCTTACAAAAGTGCAGACAAAATCGGACGCTGAAGCCCTCCAAAAGGATGGCTACGATATTGGCTTTACCCAGTCTGAATGGGAAGCCCAATATTCACTGCCAGTGGATAAAATCTTCTATGCTAAGTCTCCGTATTCTTCTATGTACTACGTGGATATGGACAATCCGCCTTATCCCATCGTGATGCCCCTCAATATCTACGGAAAGCAGCGCCTTGCGATGCCCGATGGCGAAGATGACGAAGCATTTTGCCAGCGTGTTCTGAAACGCAGCGACTATTTCAAAGACCTGCACGGTGACAAACTCGCTCTTTACATCTCGAATCTTGGCGGATACCTCGCTACGGATGTACTGCAGGAATATGTAAACCGCAATGAACCATCCGAAGAAATGTTCACCACCTTCTTTTCGGTCTATGAAGAAGTCGATTTTGGCGGCGCATGGTTTTCCAAAGAGGAAATGGAGAAAGTCCTCAAAGGGATGGGGACAGCTACTCAGCGCAAACTTCGCAAAGCACTCCACAAGCTGCCGGATGAGGTCACCATCTATCGCGGGGAGGCAGAAGCCAGCGCTCCTTATACCAAGGCATTTTCTTGGACGACAGATATTCGCGTGGCTTATTTCTTCGCCTGCCGACGGTCGGACGGTTACGCCTGTGTGGTATCCGCTAAAGTAAAGAAGCGAGACATCTTGCTTATGCTGGATAAGCGCAACGAGAAAGAAGTTTTGGTATATCCCGAAAGCATCTATGACGTAGACACTACCTCGTATTTACAGATTCCGCCTGATGAAGCCCTCTCGGTTTTGACAGATGATGACCTTGACTGCTTCTATCGGTGGCGCGAAACTGTCAAATTACTGTATAGATATGAGGCTGTCCCTGAAGACCATTCTGTACTCCATACTATCCGCGTTCTCCTCTTGGCGCTCCTGATTATCGAAAGCGAGGAACTTGTGCTGAAAGAAGACGACGTGGCACAGTTGATGCAAGCTATCACGTTCCACGACATCGGCCGTCAGAACGATGACGAAGACCCGAAACACGGGGAATACGGCGCAGCTATTTACAAAGAAAGCCATTCAGACCCTGTTGTCGAGTTCCTGATTCAATACCATTGCATCGACGATATGAAAGCAAAGAAGGCCTTGGAATCCGATATTCGTATTAAGGATAAGGAAAAGGCATTGCTCCTTTACAATGTCCTGAAAGATGCTGATGCACTGGATAGAGTTCGTTTTGGACTTCGTGACCTCGATGTACGCTATTTGCGCATTCCAATCAGTAAGAAGCTTGTCCTGACTGCAGACCAGTGTGTCAGACAAATCACGGATGGCGAGTAAATGCTATCAAAAGGAAGTTAATTACCATGTATCGACTCTATATGACTGAAAAGCAGGCAGACCTGTTTCGTACAGCCTGCGCATCTATGATAAAGTTATATAGTGGCGATATTGATGACATTTTGGAAGATGTAGCTGCCGCCTATGGTGTGAGCCAGGCTGCAATCCTTGCTGCAAAAGAAGCTCTGCCTCAGACATACTTCGATATTGAGCAGCCAGCAATGGCGCTTGCATCGGATTCGATTCAGCTCGGAATCAAAGGTATGCGTCCCGTAAACATCGCCACGCCATTTGACGCTCCAAGAGAACGCTTTCGCTTTATGGCGGAGTTCTCGGATAATAGCCGATACTCATTGTGGCAGTTACTCGATGACTACTCTCACATTATGCTTGGCAAATTCAGCCGTATCTCCGACATTCTATTGACGGATAATACCGAGTGCTGTGCAGTACAGCAAGGCTTACAGCAGTTGCGTAGCTGCCTTGTTCCGTCGCTGGATTTAAGCGTAGCCAGCACAGATGCTTGCTGGCAGGCGAAGCTCTCCTATGAGATGGTCAAGGTCCTTGAAGAAAACCGTAGGTCATCAAAGCCCACGATGATTCGCGTAACAAAAGAGCCTCTTATGCTCGTCGAAACTATCTAAAGCGTAGCTCTCGGAATTATTCCGGGAGCTTTTTCTTTTTGCCATCTTCTCATTTCTACAAATTCATGGTATAATGTCGCTGTGAGGTGAAAATCATGGCAAATCAAAAGAAATATAATCATCCCGAAGCACCGGAAAATATCGACATCAAAGAAGAAGTCCAAAAGATGGTTTCTGACTTTAGGGCTTGGCTCAAAAAGGCAAAAGCTACCCTTGACACAAAGCCAACTTATGTGAAAGTTCTTGTGTATGGTGCTATCGCAGCAATTACAATTCTGCTGGCGTATAAGGCGTTCATTCTTTTCCTTGCTTGGTTCCTGTTCCTGGCTTTCATGGGCGTTCCAACGCTTACATTTCTCATTCCAGATAAATTTAAGACGCCAGAACAGATTCGCAATGAGAAAGAGTACAAACGTGGCCTGGATGAATATTCCAATTATGTGAAAAAGCAAGAAGAAGAAAGACGTAAACGCTGGGATAGAGAACAAGAAGAGCGGCGTAGACATCACCGTTAAACAAAAAACCTCCTTGCACAGGTGTGCGAACTGAATAGAATAGAAATTGCATGATAGATACCACATCGTTCGACCACACTAACGATTCATAATCTCTTATGCAACCGCATGAGCAGACTCTCGATTTGAGGGTCTGCTCTTTTTATTTTATTCAGACCTTTGAAGGAGGGTAAAGAACTTGAGTTCGTTCACACGATTTGCAAAAGCGGCTGAAAAGTGCCGCTACAAAAACGACTTCCACTTTGACCTTGTCCAGTGCGACAGGGCCATGACGATGGGCGGCGACATGAAAATCAACGCCCAGTGCTGGCTAAACATCTTTGAAAAACTGTCGGATGAAGACATCCAGGCTTATGTCCGACATGATTATCGTCCCGGCGACCTTGACCCATTCCGCAAGCCGCGAAAGGGGAAATAGGCCATGCTTTTCTATCATTTGATGGCGGACGAAGGCGTGTTACCTGATAAGGTGATACCCCAAGTCCCTCAAAATTTGATGCAGGGAGAAGACCAAAGCGTTCCACGAATCTGTGTTGGGCAATCTCTTGATGACTGCTTGACCGGAATCACTATAACTGGTATCACGATTCCATTTCTGCTTGCTGAAGTCAAAAGGGCAGGCGCAAAGCAAGCATGGAAGAAGGATTTCCAGTTTCCGTTTATCATCAGAACCTATTGTGCCGAGTGTAACAACTCGGCATTTTTTGATGAACGGAAAGTTTCGCAATATGTCTGGGACGCTGAAATCACGCACGAATGCTGGCTGACCGAATATTCCGAGCCCTTACGTATAGAAAAACGCTGGCTGGTGGATGCAACCATCGAAAAGCGGCGCTTTCTTCACGATGGAGAATGGTGGACTTATCCCATTATCTCTCATTCGGTCTGGTCTGATGCAGCTGCTTACCCCAATCCTGCATTTCAAGAAAAGATTCTATCACTGACCAAGAAATGGTTGGAACAAAATTAAAAGAAAAATATCGGAGGTGTGTCGTGAATAACAACACTACTATTTCGCCAGCCGAGTATTTTGCTCAAGTCAAAAGCCGTAAACAGGTTATGACGGAGGCTGGCCTTACCAAATTATACGAAAACTGTCTTACCTTGCTGGACGAGTATCAGCGCTCCGGGCAAATCGCAGCCCAAAAAAAGCTGCTTTTTCATATTGACAATATTACCCGTGAGAAGAAGCTGCTCGATGTTGGCATTGACACATTTGTCTATAAGAGTGATGTTGATGACTTCATCCACATGGTAGATAACAAAGTCATCAAAATTGTCGAACTGGAGAACTACCAGCGGCGGATACCGGCTGAAATCATTGCCCGAATCGAGAAGTGCAAAGGTATATTCGACAAAATGTATGTCGTATTTACCGACTATACTCGACGGGAAGAACGCCGCGTAGAAGCCGTCAAGCGTGAAAAGGACCCGATTCTGTTCGGCACTTTTCAGGATGCTGCAACCCACACCATTGTTGAGCGTTTCTATTTCATTGGTGACTGGGTCGATGAATACTGTGACCTGACACTTGACAAGATGGTTGCCACGGTTCAAGAAAAGGCGAATCGAGACATCATCAGGAAGTTCTCTACACCGGAAAGCATCCGCGAGCTGAGTGACCAACTCAACAACCTGGACGATTCGATGAATGGGCTGTATCGGCAGCGCGAGTGCAAACCCGCTCCAAAGAAGGGATTCTTCGATAGGGTACGTACTGCTTTCAAGGTCTTGAAAGGGGAGAACTGAGTCATGCCGGAAGTTGACCTGACGGAGGACAAAAGCTACTCGAATCTCACTACAATGCCGCGCAGCGCAACGAATATTCTTCCTGAAATCTTCCGGGAATCCTCTATTCCTTGGAATTTCAGTACGCCCTATACTCTGCCGAGAATCATCCATTCTGATGCGGAGCTTGGTCAGGTGCCTTTGGTGTTTACCGGAGATGCTGAGACCATCAACTTCATGCGCGAAGTAGCTGAAGTAGAAGAGGGAAAACGCTGCGATTGCTGCGGTAGGCTCATTACTACTCCACTATGGGATATGCCTGTCGGGTCTCTTTGTCCTGAGTGCGCACAGCGCCTGGAAGAAACCGTTCATGGTAAACTGGAAACTCCCTGGCAGAAAACCGAGCGGCCGAAGCAGGAGCGGCTCGTTCCCTGGTGGTATGACCTGTAACTTGTCTTTCACTTGCACATCCTTGCGAACCGAATAGAATAAAGGATGTACGATAGATAACATCTCATCATCCGAGAAAGCCTCGGTCGTACATTCACAATTCTGTATTCATTAAGGCAGACTCACCATTCGTGGTGGGCCTGCCTTTTTTGTTTGCAGAAGCCGTCATCAGCCCTTTTAACAGCGAGGAGGTTCGCTATGAGTATTCTGTCCAATATCGTCAACCTGAAACATCGTTACGCCATCTATGCAGGCAACCCAGGTATCTCCGGCATGTGCATTTGCTCCAACTTTATCGGGTATGTGGAAGCGCCCAGCCTGGCCGATGCCTATGATGCCGCGCACCGCTATCTCGCAAACAGCGGCTATCTTGCGGTTGTCGTGAACGAGGTGTAAGCGGTTGCCAAACAGACGTTTCCAAGAACAAATTTCAACCCTCAAAAAGGGCCCATTTTAAGGAGTGTAATCCCAATGACTATGAATGAGTCTCAAAAGAAAATCATCGGCTATTCTGCCATCGCCATGTGCGTCCTGACCATTATCAGCTGTATCGTCTGGTTCTTTAGCATCCCGGCGTATGCTGACAGTTTTGCTACCGAACCAGAACCGCAGTCTGAGCCGGAGGTCGTCTACATCGATTCTCTCATGGAGATGCGCGTGCTGGATGGTTATGCTGCCACTCCATTCACTGTTCCTGCCACCAACGAAACCGCTGCGGAAGAAGCTTCCGTAAGTGAAGAATCAGCAGAGGCCGAAGCCGTGGATGAGCCGGAAGAAGAGGCTGTTCCGCAGAATCTTTCCGAGAACGAGTATGCCATCTACACCGCGTTGCGTAATGCCGGACTTTCTAAGGCTGGTACTGCTGCGGTGATGGGCTGCATGGTGAAGGAGAGCAATCTGCGTACCACGGCGGAGAATCCGAACGACGGTGGTTATGGCCTGCTTCAGTGGACCTATAGCCGTAAGACAGACCTTCTCAACTGGTGCTATTCTGCAGGTCTTGATGCAAGTTCTGTGGAAGGTCAGGTTCAGTTTTTCGTACATGAGCTGCAAAGCAAATACAGCAAAGCTGCTCGGTATTCTTACCCTGTGTATGAAACGCTGACCAGCAGTGATAGCGTAGAAGACAGCTTAGCAATGTTCTTTTCTCACATGGAAGCAGGGACAAATGTTCCTATCTCTGCTTCCAAAGTCTACTGTGGCAATCTTACGACCCTGAATCTGTATCAGGCACGCCTGAGCGCCGCTTACAAATATTTTGCATGAACGCGAGGTAATAACAATGGCAAAAAGTGCATACTTGAGCAGAAAACTGCTCAACCAACTTAAAACTCTTGAATCCGATAGTGGCGATATGTTGCTGACCTATGACCTACATAACCTTGCCTTGAATGGCAAGAAAGTAGGCTGCTCTGGTCACATCGCCAATGCCACAAATGGCAAATGTGTCTTTGTTCACACTGAAAAGGCTATCTATCAGCCCCTGGCTGACAAGAACCTGGTCCGTTACGCGGCCGACATGAAGGATTATTCCTCCATTGGCCTTGGCGCAATGGGTCGCAATCAGTTTGTGACGGATGACGCACTCGCCGCTAAAATCATCGACATGCTCCGGTAATGGGGCAGGAAGGAAGATACAAAAAATGAAAATGAAATATACCATCGCTAAAACAGCAGCCGTGTTCTTCTTTGTGCTCATCCTTATGAGCATCAGTGCTATCGCGCAGTCTTTCAGCGTAGTCAACATTGCCATTCTGGTTGCCAGCATCGTTGCACTGAATCAGTGCTGCGGCTATATGCTCAAAACCATTAACGGGAAGGAGAATAAGCAGCATGTTTAAGGACTTTGCCAACATGGATGCACCAACCATCCACGAGGTTTCCTACAATGTCGTGGAGGTCTTTGAGGATTACCTCGAATCTCTCGATGTTGTGATTCCTTGCGCTGATGCAGATGAGGAAAGTGAACGTCTGGAAGACGACAATGCTGCTGCGCTTTACGGTGAAGAGTATTGGCGTCTGATTGACGAGGCGGAGAACTGGTTCTGTTCCTTCCCGCTCCTCGCAGAAGTCTATTCTTCTAAGTTCCTTGCAGCGTTTGATGAACTGCTCGATGCCAAAGGGCTCTCCGGCTACAAGCCGCAGGGCGAACAGCGGGCTGCCCTGAAGGCCAAAATCGACAAAGAGCTGAAGAACGAGGAGGAAGAATAATGGCTGGTTCTTGGAATCGCGTAAACCACTTCATTATTGAAGCAGACCAGATGACACATCCCATCCATTGGAATCCGATGAAAGACGAGTGGAAGGCTTGGGTCAATAAGAACCAGGTCTACAACGGCACCTCCCATTTCGACCCGAAGATGCTCGACGCCATGCGCAAGCTGCATGACCGCATCCTTACTTTTGGAGGGGATGAGGTCTGCATGACAGCGTTTGACGAGGATGCGCAGAAGATTCTCAGTCGCGGCCAATTCTTTTATGGTGGCAGTTATATGAGAAAAGGCCAGGATTGTCAGTGCCATTGTAATTCCGCCAATCTTTGGAACATGAACCAAGGCCGGTGCTCTATTGCTACCGGCTACGCATTGTCTGAAGACGGACTTTGGCGCTCTCATTCGTGGGTCATTCAGCCCATGAAGCGCACTGTACGCGTATGGGAAACTACCGTTAAGCGCGTTGCGTATTTCGGTGTTGTTCTTACGGACGAAGAGTGCGAGCAGTTTTGGTATGATAACGGCTAAAAATGAGGTGAATAGTATGAAACAAAGTAATTTCAATCTGTATGTTATCGCTGATGCACTGGACCATTTCCGGCTCATGGACGACCCTTATGAGTACCATGACTGTGAAGGGGTAGAAAGCATCGAAGATATTGCCGAGCATTTGTTTGATGTCAAATATCGCGATGATGTCATCCAGTGGCTGAAAGAAAAGGTGGCGTTTTATTCTTCGAACGAAGAACTGAACACACCCGATGACACTGGTAAGACCATGACCGAACAATGCAAATATATTCTGGACGGCATTGACGCTATTTTCAGCGAAGAGGCTTAAACAAGGAGAAGCCAATGAGTGAAAAACTTAATTTCGCTATTGATGGTGAGTTTCTCACCAACATAGCAAGAGACTGGTTCTGGAACATGAACAAGTCCTATAAGAAATGTGAAGAGCTGTTGCTTTCCTGCATGGCAGGCGGCAGCGAAGAAGAAAAACGGCATGTTTGCCAGGACATTATCGAGGGCAGAAAGAAGCTCGTTGGAATCAATGAGTTCGAGCTGGTCGATGACAATGGCAAGGTTCGCCCGTTAGGACAGAAGGTGGAAGAGCTTCAGCGCAAGATGCTGGTAAATCAGGTTCGTGAAGACATGATTGCGCATCCGCTGAAATATCTCGACCGTTTTGCTATGCCTTTTGATTATGATATGTTCTGTAGGGATGTGGAGCGCGATTATATCGATGGCAGCTATGACGGCGTGAAGGACTATGTTATTGGGGACACGGGTTACACCGATACCTTCAATAATGGTGCTTGGCTCCTGAATCGGCCCGACCTCGTGGCCGAATTCAATGGCGATATTCTTCCTGAACAAGAGCCCACCCCGGATTTCTACAAAACCGGATTCTGGGCTAAACTCTCAAACTGGATTGACGAGGACTTAAAAGGACAGTCCGTTGAACGCCGTCAGCGACTCTATAGTAGGTATATCAATGATGTTCATTTGAAGCATGACCTGACCGAATACGGTCTGATTGCTCCCGACGGCACTTGGTATGCTTGTGAGTTTGGCGAGCACGCCGCCCTGGCTGGCCGCATCATTATGCGCAACCGAGAAGCATTTGGCATTTCTGACCATGAAGTTCTCGATATGGCATACGATTGGAGCGGCAAAGGTCTTGATTTCCTGTACAAGCGCGGCTGGATTGCGGTTCGGAATCCTTCGATGGGCAACACGTTCCTCGATATGGACGAGACTCATACCGCAACCAAAGCACAGGTGAACACTGTTTTCGATTATATCGGAAAATTTAACCGCTATGACATGGACGTGTCCAAGGTTATGGCGAACAAATAGGAGGTTTCCTACTATATGAATAATATCAATATCTGCGACTGCCTAAAGGTAGTTGTAAAAGATACCGTAAAGCACTATGCTCGCGATTTCCGGCTCGATGAGGCAAAGCTAAAACTGGCTGCCAAAGAGGTAGCAAAGACGGGTAAGTCTCAAACCTACCTCTGGTTTGCTCGCGAAAGCGGAACATACATGGGGCTGGAGTCCGAGGTCATTAAGAAAAACACACCGGCGCAAATAACTTATGCGTATTACAATGAGCAAGACGTTTCTGAAGCGAAAACCATCAAGGCATACCTCGTGACTGTCACAGGTCTCGATGGCAAGAACCCTATTGGAAGCGTCCGCCCGTTGAACTACGCTGAAGAATGTGACCGTATCCGGCGCTGGGCTGTTCCGACCAGCAACATTTCTATCGAGTACGACAAAGGCACTGTTAAGCAGCCTGTCGGGACTTATGTGCTGGCCGATTACCCGAAGCTGGGCCACATCAAGCAAGTTTGCTATCTTGCGGATGACGACAAGGCTCTTGAATACGCCATTGCGATGCTTCACAACGCACGAGAAGCGGGGTAATTCACAATGAATGTAATGATTGAGTTGACCCATGACGAAGCCCAGAACGATTTGTGCTATGCACTGATTTGCGAGACGATGGAAGGCTCCCGTTGGAATTCCGGTCGCCGTCGCAGATTGTTCAGTCAGACCTTTACCCGCAGCGAGCAACAGCGTATTTCTCACATCAAGGCCACTGCTCATAAATGGTATCTGGTCTCCGGCGTTCCCGATAAGGTTCGTATGAGTTACAGCAATTACCAGCTGTGGCAAAGACTCGCAGAATTCTGTGCCGAAATCTAATCCCATACATAGCCGCTGCCCAATCGGGTGGCGGTTATTTTGTTGCGTATTTGTGCGAACGGACTAAAATAGGTAATGTACGATAGATAACATTATCGAAAAGGCATAAGGCCCTTCGCACATTTAACATTACGCTTCAGGCGGACTTCCCGAAATTGGGAGGCCCGCCTTTTTGCGTATAAGAGAAAGGAAAATAAAATGAACGAGTATGAAGCCACTGTAAAAATCAACCCAAACGATGATATCAAATTCATGCTTGACGAATCTGGCTGCTATGAGTCTGAAATCGAAATGATGAAAGCTAATGGCACCTATGATGCGTTTGTCAAGAGTGTCTATGAAACCATCGACTGGTCCCATCTGTTTGAGCGCATGACTCAGATGGAGAACGAGACCATCGCAGCAACCATCGATTCCCTGATGAATCAGAATGAAAAAGGTGAAGGAGAAGTCTAATGTTCAAAGAATATGTACGGGCCGACGAGTACCTTATCACCGCGCTGCTCTATCTGCCCAAAGATATGGATGTCAAAACGATTTCCTTTAAGCCATCTGACTCTACGGTCGTGGGACTTGATGGGCTGGATGAAGCAGGCTACCGCATCTTCTGCGTCATGCTGAACCGCGAGCTGAACGCTGAGCTGACCAACGCCTTGAGCTGCAAGCACGCAAGAGAACTGCTTACCCTGAAGAAGCGTGACCTTCGCCAGGACGCCGACCCACATATCTATGTGGCAGGCTACTGCGACCCGAACACCTCTGTGTGGCAGATGGTCAAAGCGCCGTCATGCGATGTCCCCGATGTCACGCTCATCGAACGCGCCATGAACGCCAGTACACAGAACGCTTTTCTCTACAAGCTGAACGAAAAGGGAGAAGCCTGCATGGTGTTCAACTCTGATTTTCTTGGTAACGGCTGCACTCCGATTGGCAACTATAAGCTGAATTCCAAGGAGATTCGAGCTGTTCAGACCGCTCTCAAGAACGGTAACTACGTCTACTAATACTACTCAAAGGGGACAACTTTATGTTTTATCTTTTCAAAATTGAGCGTTGCGACGCCATCAATCTTCTTTCCAAGCACGACACTTTCGACGCCGCGTTGGCAGCCATGAAAGATTCTTTGGTTAAGAAAATCAAAGAAACCAAGGGATTTTCTATCACGGCAGCTGACCTCACGCCGGAAAATGGGGAAGAGTATTCGTTTGAAATCAACCACAATTATTCTTCCTTGCTGCCTGATGAAAAAGCCCCGGTTGCCACGGCTACCAATTACAGCGACAGCGGTATCACAGAATGGGGTATTTTCGACGTCGCAACTAACGGCCAGTTCATCCTGTTCAAAAATGTCGAGGACCGCTATATGAATGTCTTGGACACGTATGACGACTATGATGACGCTTACGAAGCCATGAAGGAAGATGTGACCCAGGAAGTGAATGATACCTTCGGCGAAGAGCTCTTCGATGCCTACAACGTGGACGATGAGGACGGAGAAGCGGAGGACTACAATGTCACTGTCATCTCCGGCGAGGACAGTACAGACAACGGAGGTCCTGTTGCATCTGCTACTTTCTGTGATGATGAACCCGCCTATGACTGGCGTATCTTCAAAATGTGAGGTGACAAGCATGTATATTGTCATCAGACATTCTGAAGCGGGCTCTATCATCTTGACTCGCCATGACGACTTCAATGCTATTCTGGAAGAAATGAAGCTCGACATGGAGTACGCCTATTTGAAAGAATACGGTGGAGACATCAAGCTCAAGGATTCTGACCAATTCGATGACATTGGGCTCACGTTCAGAACGAAAAAGCCCTATGATGACCGTCCGCTTGTGACCGGTTACCTCAATGACATCTTTAACGATGGAAAAGTAACCGAGTACACTTGGGACCTATTCCAAATTCAGCCTTTATCAAAGAAAGGACCTAACCAATGATTTTAACTATTGTTTTTCGTGTTATCAATGATGAAGTCGTGGCATTCTTTCCTACGCTTCCTCATCGTCCCGATTGCATGGCGGGTTACGCCCATGATGGTCAGCATTTTGAGGCTTCTTTGGATTACTACTCTCAGGGCAGGGGAATTCCTGCCACTGAAGCGCAGTACAAGGACCTCCTCAAAGAAATCCGCTCAATCTATGAGCCTAAGGGCTATGAGCTGAAGGTGCAGAATTGGCCTCACGGGTGGTCAACGGTCTACGATGAGAACGAATGCAAAGCAGCGCCTCATAAGAGAGCTCATATCGACATGAAGAAGCATCAGTTTCTGAATCTCGACATGGACCTCTTTTACAAGCAGAAACTGATGCTTGTGGACCTTGCTGCGAAAGCAGAAGCCGAAGGCTATCACCATCTTGCTTACCAGCTTGATGGCGTTCTGGGTGTCTTTGACGCTGTGCAGGATGCCGCAGAAGAGGATGGTTCTTTTACGCCTCCTGTAGCCGATGAGGACACCGGACGCTTTGCGGACGAAGACTACAACGACGTTCTGAAGAAGATTCTGGACGCTGATGCAAAGACTACTAAAAAGAAGGAGATGTAAACCATGAACCTTTTTATCAAAGGTGAATATGGTCGCGTTATGACCATCACGCCCGAAGAGTTGAAGGAAAAGCTCGGTATCACGTTTGACATCGTTGCGCTCGGTATCGAAGTGAACGATGGGGAAACCACCATCAAAGCTCAGTCTTACCCCAAGTGGGATTACAGCAACGGAAACCCGCCTATTGACATCTGCGTGGCTGCCAAAAGCGATGAGATGCAGGTTGGCTCGCTGATGATGCCGACTCTCAATGTTCCGGCTCCTTTCATCTGTCTCTATGATGAGCAGGGCGAAGACGAAACGGAATGGTACGCTGGTGCCAGCCTCGCGCCTCGCAAAGAGGGAGATGAAAGTCCTCATGTAGTGTTCGTTGACAGCAACTACGGCAAAGTAGCTCCCGAAACAGACATTTTCGAGAATGGCTCAGAAATTTGCACTCTGTCTTGCCCCACCTCTAAGTCGCTCTTTGACTTCAAAGTCGCTGCGGCTCAGGAATAACATTTGACAAGCGGTCACCCTTTCGAGGGTGGCCGCTTTTTTGTTGCGCATTTGTGCGAGTTGCGTAGACTTGTAGGTATGAGAGGTGTTCCTTTTTGAAGATTCAACGCACGCCACGTGTACCGGAACCGGCAATGAAAGATGCCCTGCCATTGGGCACTGTGATTTCAGTGCGCGAGCAACCGGACCAAAAATATATGCTTATCGGCTATGCCACTGACATCAAACCGTATGCCTATTATGCCGTCCAGTGGCCGCAAGGATTCATTGACGATGATAGCGTTTTTCTTGTCGAACGATATGATGTTTCTGGCGTAGTAGGGAGAGGCTTGAAAGACACAGAATCCCAACTGTTTATGCAAGCCTTGGATGAAGTTATGAAAGGAGCAGGCAATGACTGTCAAGGAACTGAAAAAGACGCTTGAAGACATGGATGATGATGCCATCATCATTACACGCTCACTGGACCCGACGAAATTTGAAAAGCCGTCAGCCAGAGAAGTGACCGTTGTGACCGTACGCGGTCAGGTGATGCTGCCACGCTGGGCTCGTGCCTGTGATTTGATTCCAGACGGGCCTGCCAAGAAAGCCGTATTATTCGATTAAGGAGAAACGTATGAAACCTATCAATCAGACGCCGGTAAGCTCTGACGCAGCGTATGAGCGGGAAACCCTCATCAATTTTTGTGATGCGGAGAAGAAGGCATCTTACTACACGAGAAACAATCGCCGTATGCAAGAACTTCGTGAACTGGCACAGAAATATCCTGAAGATGTTGTTCTGACAGTGGACAAAGAAGATTGCGTTGAGGTGGAGCTGCCCAAGAAGTGGGTAAAGATTCGCCCGCCGGTACAGTTTTCGGAGGAACGGCGTGCAGCGATGGTTGAGAGCGGCAAGCGCCTTGCTGCCATTGCCAAAGAGAAGGCGGCAAAGGAATCTGCCGATTTTGAATAAAGCCAAACCGGCTTTATAATATATTTCTGACATACAAGGAGGAATCTGTATGTACTACAATTCTGCCGCCGATTCGGCGCTGGGCATTCTGCTCGGCTTCATCGGCACCATTTGGCTGTTAGTGTTGGCGTTTTTCGTCGTCAACATCATCGCCAACTGGAAAATCTTCACCAAAGCGGGGCAGCCTGGCTGGGCAGCTATCGTGCCGTTCTACAAACAGTATATCGAGTTCAAGATTTACTGGGGCAACGGCCTGCTGTTCCTCGTGCCGCTTGTTTTGAGCCTGCTTGGCTTCATCCCGCTGCTCGGGACGCTTCTTGTCATCGCAAGCATCGTCATCAATGTTGTGACGCAGTACAAGAAAGCCGTTTCATTCGGTCAGGGCGTTGGCTTCACCATTGGCCTGGTCCTGCTGGCCCCCATCTTCAATATGATTCTGGGCTTCTGCCAGTATCAGTACCTCGGCGTTCCGCAGGACGGCTATTCCTACGACCAGCTGAAAACTAAGTACGATGAGCACAAAGCTGCCCAGCAGAATACTCAGACAACTTATTCTCAACCTGCTCCTGAAAATCAGCTGAACCCGAATATGAGCTATCAGAATCCTAATGCGCAGCCTCAGTATCGACAACCGCAGCAGCCTGTCTATCCTCAGCAGCAGACTCAGAATGACCAAAACGGTCGGTGATAAGCGATGCGCGGCGCGGTACTGTTTGTCGCGTCCGTCATAGGAACAGCGTTGCTCTTTCAAAGAGCTTCTGTCTACTACTATGACGACCCGAAGAAGTTCTTTATCCTTGCATGTATCATCACTATTGCAAGTGGCATACTGATGTTCATTTACCTTTGTGCAGCGAGTGATGCAATTGCGGCATACATTGCAGCCGGTGGTTGACGAACGATGCGAACGGGGTAGAATAAAATTGTACGATAGATACCAGTTCTGCAAAGGACTATCTTTCGGCAATTCACATTTTCGCACTACAGCGAGCTTTCCATTTCGGAAGGCCCGCTATTTTTTGTGCAATCCAAATCAAGAAAGGAATGTAAAATACTATGTCATTCTCATTATCGGCACAAGAACTCGTCAACTCATCCCGACCCAACGAGTTTCTGTCCTACAACCCAAAAAGCAAAACGCTCTATACAAGTTCGGAGGAATCGAGGGATTATGCCATTCGCTATATCAAAGCGTTCGACAACTATATTCGATTGGTGACCGGCAAGTACAAGCGTGAAGGCACTGACAGCTACATCTATTGTATTTGCTGCATCCAGGAAGCCCTGGACGATTGTCGTTGGGAACGTATCAGATACTTCCTGGCAAAAGAGGAAAACCGCGACCTTGTGTATTTGGTTCTCGGCTTCACGCCGGACGAAGGAACCTCCCAAGAAGACTTGTGTATGGCGCTGGAAACGACCAAGAACGCATACACGGCAGCCGACCTCGGCTGGATTTACCGTACGCTGTTCGGCAAATGGTTCAAGGAAGATATGCCGAATGCAACTCTCGACAAATGGAAGGAGCATCACAATTATGTTTGATGAACTGAAATGGCGGTACGAAATTCTTTTGGATATGTACCGGGGCAAAGAAGTTACCATGAAGAAAGAACTGGAAGAATACAAAAACGCTCATCCGCTGCTTCCCGTTCCGGCTGATGACCCGAATGTAGGCAAGATGATTCGCGCTAAGAACAGCGCCATTCGTGGGCAGTATACACGCCGTGAAAATAAGATTCGCGCTATGTGGGACGAATTCTATACTCGACTCGGCAATGTCGTATCCACTGTGTACCTGCTGCCCAAAGATGTGGCAACACTTGTTGTCGAAAAAGCCCGTAGTGACGATTTGGACGAGTATGACGAACCTGGTAAAATCAATGAATTTGCGGAGTTCGCTAATGAAATCGTCAATGCCATTAAATAATTCCACTGCCTGCCGCCGGTCGTTTCGATTGGTGGCATTTTTGATTTATGCTATAATGCTGATAGAACCCTTTTACGAAAGGAGTAACACTATGCGAGCACATCTTTTATCACTCCGACGTATATACGCTAATGAGCGAGGGTGTCAGCGACTTCCATTGCATGAGTGACGGATACCTTGTTGAGGAGTTAATCGACGAGCTGCACAGAAAATCAACAAAAGCTATAGAAAAGTAACCTTGTGAATCTGTGCGAACCGACTACAATAAAGAGTGTACGATAGATACCATACAATCGAAAGGGCACACGGCCTTTCGTACACTTAACACTACGCTTAGGCGGACTTCCAGAAATGGAGGCCCGCCTTTTTGCGTATATGAAGAAAGGAAATGAACATGAACGACAAATGGAAAAATCTTGGTAATCGACTCAGTGCCGCATGGTCACGGCCGGTAAAGCCCACATTCAAGCGTCCTAAAGAAGGCGACATCTTCAACGAAGAAAAATCTGTCCGCTGGAACAGGGAAGAGGTAGTGCGTAAGCAGAGCCTCTATGATTCCGAATGTTCCCGCCTGAAGAAGGCTCAGAATGAAGAAGTCGCGAAGGTGGTTGATGCCATTGTGACCCAAATTCAGGCTGACATCAAGGAAGCTTCTCGTTGCAGCCTGACAAGAGAAACGGCGCTTCTGCTCTGGGAAAATGCTTACAATCGTGGGCACGCTTATGGCTTTCCTGACATCTATGCTGCCATCGAGGATTATGAGGAGCTTATCATCGCTGTTCTGAAAGGAGGACGGCAGGCATGAGCTTCAAGGTACATCCGGGCGATATTGTGTGGATGGTTACTTGTGACCACGGGTTCCCGAAACCGGACACCATTGTTCAGCTGAAAGTCGTCTCTACTGGGCGCAAATATTTCTGCTGTACACCTGTCACTGGAAGCTACGAAGTATTTGAGTTCAACCTGAGCGATGGGCGCGAACACAGCAGAATCTATGCCTCTACCAGAAGAGTCTATGTCTCGAAGAAAAGTATTTATGACCTGTGCGACACCTACAGTTGTCTGAAAGCCATCCAGCTGGCTGCATGGCGAAATTTTAATGGCGCAATGCTTCCGCAGCTTGATGCTGCCGCTCGAATTTTAGGCGTAGAGTACGAGAAAGTGGATAGAGGTGAGTAAGATGTATTCCGGGTTTTGCGATGCAAACGGTCAGCAGCTCATTGTTGGAGATACAGTTCTTGTCTGTGGTATCAAAGGCAGTATCACGTTTTGGTGTGGTGCTTATGGCATACAGTTTGACGATGATGCTTCTCGACTTTTGTTCGAGGCATCATTCAAAGCCGTCCTTGGACATGAGCCGCACTTGATGCACAACGAAACGATGCTCACTCTCTTTGAGCTTGCCACAAATCTCGGAATCACTACGACCGGCGCTCCTTTGAGCGTCATCGACCACTATTATAAATAAGGAGAGTTTTCTTATGAAACTGAATGAATACCTTATCAGTAACGGCGTCAAGCTGTTTATCTATTCCAAAGGCGAACCGCGTCAGACAAATAACCTCGGCACCTATGATTACGCCGAAAACCTCGACAATATTCTCGGCAAGCATGTCTGGATTTGCGACTATCGCGTCAATTACAATGCAGTCCTGAAGCCGATTCGTGACGTAAAGCCTATGGAAGTCGTTATTGCTGATGCCAAAACCTGCAAGAAGAACATCTACTATTCCCCGGTATATTTCCAGCCGGTGAAGGGGAAGAAGGTTCTTTCTACCGTTATCGCGCCTGTTGACAATACCGGCTTTCGCTGCCGTTCCGGCGTTTCCGTCAATATCTTCGACACAAAAGAAAAATGCGTGAAATGCTATCGCGAACAGGTTCGCCAGGCAAACGAGATTTACGAGAAAGAAAAGGCCCGCATTATTAAAGAGTTCGATGCCCGCATGCGGATTCTCGATGATTCTCTCACACCCTTCAACGACATCCAGCAGAGCGACTACGCGGTGACTGTTAAGGCACAAGTCACGAACAATGAGTTGCCTTACAGCGCAAAAGACCGGGACTATCACTATGAGGTGTCTGAGAGTATGATGCCCGAAAAGTACGCTATCGAGAAATTCAAGAGTCGTGTACTTCGGGGCCTTGCAGACGAGCTTCGGGCCAATACCAAATGGCTACGTGGCGCACCTATCAGTCTGACGCTCTTCCAGCACGTCTATGTTGACGGCTTGGAAGATATTACTCAGGCTGAAATGATGCCGTTGACTCTAACCTTGTAAATCGGTCCAAGAAACAGTAAAATACTATAAAACAAGAGAGGTAAATAACAATGACAGAAATGAACAACACCCGTGAACTGGCCGCCAACATCATCGACATTTTCGAGGATTTCCTTGCCTCGATTGGCAAAGTAATTCCTTGTTCTGACCCCGATACCGAAGAAGAACGTGCCGAAAACGATGATGCAGCTGCTATTTACGGCGAAGAATACTACGCCCTTGAAGATACGGTCGTCGAAGTGCTTGAAAGTAAGCCGAAAGACACCTCCAAAGAAATCCTCGCGGAGTTTGATTCTTTGCTCGAAAACAAGAACATGAACGACTGCAAGCCGCAGGGTGAACAGCGTGAGAAGATTCTCGCGAGCATGTCGCGCATGCTTGATAACAACGACTCGGCCAAAGCTCGCTACACTGAGCTTTGCACCAAAGCCAAGACGTGGGGCGCAGCCTACTACGAGAACGATGCCCCGGCGGTTACGGATGCAGAGTACGACGCCGTGATGCACGAGATTCGCGATATCGAGGCTCGTCATCCCGATTTCGTAACACCCGACAGTCCTACGCAGGTCGTTGGCGGAAAGCGCATTATCGGTATTCCGGTTGTACACCACGTACCGATGCTCTCGCTGCTCGATGTGTTTTCTGATGAAGAAGTTCGCAGCTTCGTGGATTCGGTGAAAGCCGAATTTCCTGATGCGACGTTCAGCGTCGAGCGCAAGATTGATGGTCTGAGCTTGTCGATGGTTTACGAGCGGGCTACTCCTTCTCGTACTTATGCACATTTGGTGCAGGCTTCGACTCGCGGCGACGGTCATGTCGGTGAAGATGTGACGGAGAATGTTGCAGCGCTTAGTTGCCTGCCTTACAGCATTGAACTACCCGAAGGCATCAACAAAATTGAGCTGCGCGGTGAGTGCTATATGTCCGAACGAGACTTCGAGACCACGAACGCAAAGCAGGCAGAGGCAGGGAAGAAGCTCTTCGCTAATCCTCGCAATTGCGCGGCTGGTTCTCTGCGCCAGGCCGACCCGGCCATTGCTCGTGAGCGCAACCTTCAGGTCTTCATCTTCAATGTTCAGTCTGTGAACGATGGTGATGCCGCCCAGTTTGGCAACAGCCATTTTGACCAGCTTGAATACCTGCGCAAGGGCTGCCAGTTCAAAACGACGGGTTTCTCTCATTGCGACAACGCAGATGCTGTTCTGGATGCTATCAAGCACATTGGTAATACCCGCTACGATGTGGATTACCCCATTGACGGCGCAGTTGTGAAGGTCAATGAGCTTGACATTCGCCAGAAGATGGGCGAGCGCACCAAGACCCCGAAATGGGCCATCGCGTTCAAGTATCCCGCCGAAGAGAAGGGAACTATTTTGCGCAGCATTCAGTTGCAGACAGGTCGTACCGGCCGCGTCACTCCCGTTGCTGTCTTTGACCCCGTCCAGCTTGCCGGAACTCGCGTGGAGCGTGCGACGCTCAATAACGCCAACTTCATCAAGGCACTGGACATCCGCATCGGCGATACTATCGTCCTGCACAAGTCCGGCGACATCATCCCCAAAATCACGATGGTGGAACTGGAAAAGCGTCCAGCAGACGCTGTGCCTTATGACATGGCAAAACAGGTTTGCCCCGTTTGCGGTGCGCCTATCGCGCCCATCAACGATTCTGTGGACCTGTACTGCACTAACGACATCTGCCCTGCAAAGACCGTGAATCGCGTCATCCACTTTGCCTCGAAGCCTTGCATGGACATCAAGGGCCTTGGCCCTCAGATGATTCAGGACTTGGTTGACAGCCGTTTTGTCGAGAATCCCGTGGACCTGTACAGGCTCTACGAGGAAGAAGGCGAGCTGACCGACATGTATGGCGCTAAGATTGCCAAGAAGGTCCTGGCTGCCATCGAAAAGTCCAAAGAACAGAACGCCGACCGCGTCCTCAAGGGCCTTGGCTACCGTCTCATCGGCGGTCATGTAGCCCGTGCGCTGTTTACTCAGTGCAAGGCGACGAACGGCAATTTGCTCACGCTGTCTACGCTCAATGTGGATACCATCAAAGAGTGCAACATTCCCGGCTTCTCTGATGCCATCTATGCTGCACTCGACGCGATGCTTTCCTGCCCTGAGTTCAAGCAGGAGGTTGCAGCGCTGTACAACGCCGAAGTCAATCTTAGCTACAATGCTCCGGCGGGCGCCAGCGATGAATCTTCACCGCTCGCCGGTAAGACGTTCGTCATCACCGGCACGCTACCCACTATGAGCCGCGATGAAGCCAAGACTTACATCGAAGCGCACGGCGGTAAGGTCTCCGGCAGTGTTTCCAAAAAGACGAGCTATCTCGTTGCAGGTGAAGCTGCCGGTTCCAAGCTCGACAAGGCCAACGCTTTGGGCGTGCCTGTTCTGAGTGAGGACGACCTCAAGGCAATGTGCCAGTAAGGGGGTCTTCGCATGTACAACCTCGACCGCATTGTAAAGGCTACGGAGTCCTGCAAATTCCACGATGCCTTTGCTTCCGACATCAAACATTGCGAAAATGCACTCGGTATGGGCGGCCTCATGGCTATTAACGCCGAATGCTGGCTTGACATTCTGAATGCAATGACGAATGCTGAAATTGCAGAGTACGTTTGCGCCAAGTATAAGCCTGGTCTCTTGAATCCGTTCAAGTGTACATCCTTGTTTATCAAATCCTAACCTGTTTGCCGCTCACCCTTCACGGGGTGGGCGGCTTTTTTGTATAAAGTATTGCATGAGGATGCGAACAGGATACAATAGATAGTAAGCAATAGATAACAACAATAAACCCAGCAATTCATATTCCTTCTCAATTCAGGCGGACGCTCTATGAGTGTCTGCCTTTTTGATTTTGGCTAACAAAAGAAAGGACAGAGAAAAATGAGCAAAAAAGCATGGACTACAACGACCGTAAAAGGCAAAACTACCGGCGAAACAATTGCCATTCAGCTGGTCAAGTACCCAAATACCACTGAGGTAAGTGCAAGAATTTCGTTCGACGACTATGCTCGTGCTGGATGGATTATCTTGAACGATACCAAAGAGGCTCTTGACTCTTTCTTCGACTGCATTCGGAAGATTTCCGGCAGACACACGCCCGAGGAAGACAGAGCCGTATACGAACTCAATTTCGAATGGTATGACGTGGCATGGGAGCTTCGCAACCACCATGACGACATTTCCGCTGAGGAAGTTATCGCCCTGTACCAGAAGGCATTTGACGAGTACGATGCCAATATCGAAATTGCGGTTTGAATCCCGCGCGTATAGCACCACGACACGGTGCCAATCATGTAAGCCGTCCGCCTTCTGGTGGGCGGCTTTTTTGTTGTAAAAATATGCGTATCACGTAAAATAGTAGTATGAACGTAGATTACACGCCCAAATATGGGCAAGGAGGGAATGTCTTGAAACAAATAAAAAAGCTCCTGCTCATCTTTGTGGCAGTGTTCTGCATAATTGCTCCGGCAAGCTTTGCCTATGGCGCAAGCCAAACTTATACGCTTACCTTTGATGGCAACTGCAATAATGACAGTTCATATACCACATCCATTACTACAAAGGCAGTAGCGCAAGGGGATAGCTATGGTGTATTGCCAGCGCCCACACGAAAAGGCTATGCTTTCGATGGATGGTATACGGCAGCTACAGGCGGCACGGTCGTATCTGCCACTACTATAATGGGGTCAAACAATGCAACGGTTTACGCGCATTGGACAGCGTATGTTTTGACTATCAATTACATGAATGATGGCGCTCAGAAATGGCATTGCTATGCCACAAACACATATATCGATTGCACAAATCTTGAAATAGCCGAAACTGAGACGGTGGCTTATAACGAATTATACAAACACGCAGAATATGGGATACTTGACGTAAATCGTTTTCAAAAAACAGGATACAAAACCTACAACAAATGGAAAGTCGGCTCTAAGGACAGCACTTTTCTTGCTCTTGATACAAACTGGACAGACGAAAGGAAAGACACTGCAACAGGAAAAACAGTGGCAGAATATTTGCATGTTGATAAGCAGCTTGAAGAAGGCAACACAGTCGTAAACCTGTGGCCTGTCTTTACGCAAAGTGGCACCAATATGGCATACGCAGGGGACGGGCCCATAAGTACCAATGTGAAAGCAGAAATAGCTTCAGCTTATGCACTCGTCGTCCCAGAGAACGTTACAATGGCAGGGGAGAATGGCACGGGTGAGAAAACCGCAACAATTCCCGTTACCGTAAAAGGCGATATTGGGCTTACACAGAAAATTACGGTGACGACCACACCGCCCATTATGCAGCGAGCAGGAGCATCAGATGTTACTGCGACCGTAACAGCACCAAAAACACAATGGAATAGAACGGATGCGCTGGCAAACAACGATGATGGCATAACATCTAATTACACTGTCAAGGCAACCCTTACGCCAGGTGACTGGCCTGGCACAGCCGAGTTCAGCTGCTCGATTTCCGCTTTCTGATGTAAATAGTGCTTGCAAAGACTTGCGAGCTGCGTACAATAAAAGCTGTACGATAGATAACACATCTGAGTTTCCGCTGAGTTTTCATATTCCTCCCCTTAAAGGACATGCCCTCTTTATGAGAGTCTGTCCTTTTTCTTTTGGACCATCGCGGGCTTCTGCGATTTTATATAGATGGATGCAAAAGTCAGAAATTTGCACCGCTACGCTTGACGTGGCCTCCTAACAGCCGGAGCAATGGCTGATTCAATAAAATGCTGCCATCAAACGCAGCACGTATACACCGCGATAGAGTGTTTTGAATACGTGTCCCAGCACGCGAACGCCGCGTAAAGAGCATAGAATATATACCGAAATAATACATCATAAGCAAGGAGAGTATTACAATGATTGTGTTCGAGAACATATTTTAGCGAGTAGACGCCATTATCAGGAACCATGAAACAAAGGTCAAAGAATATGCCACATCCTATGGAGCATTTATCCACGGCTTATTGTAGACCATGCTGAGTAAAGATGGCGTGATACTCGCGCTCGCGTTCGAGCAAGTTCAATTAACCAAGATTGCCAAATTGTTGCTGTTCATTGTTACGGCATCAATTATTGGCGCATATTTTTCAAAGGAAGTCTTAAAAAACTACAGTCACATAAAAGGAGTGGCCGAAGACTTTCTTAAAGCTGTCGATATTCGCGGGTCCTTGAAAGAAGCAATCACCGATATTGCTAAGGACCAATGCAAAAAAGACAACAATCAAAAAGAATAATAACCACGCTCCGTATTTGGGGCTCGCTGTGGAGATGATTTCAAGAGCAGCGCGTCAGCCCCACGATACGGGGCTTAATTATGGCTAAGAAATTTACTGTTGGTATCACCGAGAACTACTTCGACTCCGTTTCCCGTCAGAAGCTACCCATGAGCGATGCGGCTTGCGAACCCGTTGACAACGCTCTGTCCAACTGCACAGGCCCAGTCAACATCCTGGTCGCTGTCGAAAAAGCAGCTACCAAAGACCTGTACGCTATGGTCATCGCGGATTGGGGCGATGGCATGTCTGAAGAAGAGTTCCCTGAAAGTCTTCAGTTCGGCACCAAACACACTGATGAGGGCCCGCTGTGCATCCACGGCGTTGGCTTAAATAATTTCATCCTCGTTGCAACTCGCAACAAGTATCCCTGGTTCATCGCAACCAAGAAGCGCGATGAGGGTGTTTACCGCCGCATCGACGGCCCGTTCGCAAAGACCATGACGATGACTGAACAGAAGGAGATTCCGCTGGAGAACATCGTGATGCGCGAGCATTATAAGGCCCTTGGCGCACCGTCCACCATCATCTATGTGGAGATGGACAAGAACACGGCCAGCACCATGCTCACCAAAAACGGCAGCTGCGCTCCCAGCAAGGTCTACAACCCCAATGTTCTGCGTGTCTGCCTGGCAGAGCACTTCGGTGTTAAGTATCGCAACTACTTGAAGCCTGATGTCACCGGCGTCGCCCCGGCACGCATCTTGATTCCGAACTACTGGATGGACAACCGCAAGACCTGCGATGTCTTCGTCAAGCCCATTTTCCAGCAGTACAAGATGAAGCAGAAGACCAAGTCCTTCACCGTGGAGCACAACGGCTACTCGATTCCTGTTACCGTGGAGAGCGGCTTGCTGGATGCTGTCACGACCAAAGAGGACAACGTCACCGGTGGTTACGACCTGAAGCATTTCTATCAGAACAACGAGGCTACGCAGGGCGTTGACATTCAGCTCGGCGACCGCGTTATTGCTACTGCCCAGCTGGAATCCATCTGGTCCCGTGGCCGTCATCCTTCTCTCAACGCCTTTACCGGCACCGTCGCTGTTGACATCTCTGGCCTGCCGCGTGGGTTCTTGAACACCCTCGCCAACAAGTCCGACATCGACATGAGCGACAGTGGCTGGCGTGCTATCTTTGACGCCGTGGCATCTCAGGTGTCCTTAATGGAGTCCAACCCGTTCTCTATTGAGGATTATGCCAAGGAGTTTGCCAAGAAGCTGGCTTTCGATACCGGCAATGAGGTAGAACTTCAGTTCCCCCTGTATGCCAACCGTACCCGCATCGATGTTCTGGAACATCTCGGCGAAGGTCAGTGCCGCATCTACGACTTTATGAGTACCAAGGCCAACTTAAAGTCGCTGGAGGAGCTGCGCACCCATTGGGATGGTATGGTCTCTCAGGGTCAGCAGCCCATCTCCGCTGTCATGTATTGCCCGTCTCGTGGCCCGATGCTCCCTCATTCTTGTGAGGAGTTCAACAACCGCATCCAGGCGATGGATGACACTGACTACGCCAAGGCAATCAAGGCTACCGATGGTGATGTCAGCAAGATGCCTCATTACAACTTTGACGTGACCATCGACCCGAACATCCCCGCCAGCAAGTAATCTCATACAATCTCGCCGCTATCCGTTTGGATGGCGGCTTTTTCTTTTGCTTGGCGTCGTTGACTATCGTTGCGAACTGTGTAGAATAATAGATGCCGATGAATTCCTTCCTATTGTTGACTGAGAAACGAGCCTCCACACAGTGGGGGCTCATTTCTTTTTGCTCGTAAATAACGCCATTGCAAAATATTGCGAGTCGAATAGAATTAAATGTGTAGGAAGGAGAGCGAGTTACATGAAACAGCTTGAAGTAGTATTCGAAAAGATTTCCAGTGCTGGTCTTGTTATATATCTCGCCGGAATCTTTGGTCTGGTATTGAGTGTTGCTGCCGTTATCGTCAAGGTAACAACGCTCAATGAAATACTTATCTACGGAGCGTATTTCTTCGGTTTTGGCTTTGCTTTGATGATGCTGGGCATGCTGGGCCTGGCATTTCTCAGTAAAGCAACAAATAAAAGCACAATGAAAAAGCATCACTAAAGGAGGATAGTTACGCCAAATAAGGCGTGAGAACATTATGCGCAAGAAAATTATTTCGGCTACAGCCGCAATGATGGCAGCGACCATGCTGTTTGCAGGCTGTGCATCACAGGAAATCCAAGACCGTAAAGCAGCAGAAGAAGCTGCGGCAGTTGCGGCCGCTCAACCGACTCCCACCCCTGCACCAACACCGGAACCCACACCGGAACCGATTGACGCATGGTCTTTGCTTGACAATCTGCCTGACTTCGCCGTCGGCACTCTCGATTCGCCTTTTATGACCTGGGTGGACGGACTGCCGATGGGGGAGGACATCCTCACCTTTGAGGACGGGCAGTATGTTTCCGGTCTCTATTCCGTCAGCGACAAGACTCTGCTGAAAGATGTATCTCTCAATGAACTGAACACCATGCCTATCAGCGGTTACCTGAAGCTGTCTGAGCTGGAAAACGGCAACACGGTCATCGACAGCGTAAACGATGCAGCCACCGGCGATGGCATCGAGAAGGACCTTTCCGACTTCTGTGTTCAGACCAATGGCCCTGACGGCACCGCCAACTACTATCAGATTGGTTATAACGGCGGCTGGCTTTCCAACATTTTCAATACGGAGGCAGCCAGCACAGACGGCATCACCTTTAGCGATGCTTTTGCCGATGGTATGTTCTACTCTTCTGCTGCCCCTACCGCTTTCAATGGCTTCAACGCAGACGGCACACCGGAAGAACAGTTCGAGTCCCTCTACACCATCTTTGGCGACCCGTCCGGACTTTACTGGACCAATAACGGCGGCAGTAAGCAGTATACCTCTTTCGAGGAGTTCCGCGATGCAGAGTATGACAGCTCTTACGGCGCAAAGAACTTTTATCTTGTCTGGAACTACGATGGCTACAGCATTGTGGCAGCTTGCAGTGACCTGTTTGACAGTGCCGATGTCAAGGGCACCACGATTTCTGACATCTATATGTTCCCGATTCTGAACGGTTCACTGTATCTCAAGGAAAGCGACACCAGTAATTTCTGGGGTTATCTGGGTTACGGTGACGCTCCTGCTCGTCTGACCGGTCTGTACACTTCTGTCCCCGGCGCATCCGACGTGGCGATTGATGATACAGCAAACAGTACGAGTACGGATACAGAAAATGGCACCACTCCCAATTCGGATTTGGAAAATGCAGCAAGCGAAGATGCAGTGTCTGATACTCCCGAAATTGTGGACGATGGCGCGATTTCTGACGGCACTGCACCTTCGGAAGATTAAATCACAAAATTTGGATGTTGCGTCTTGCGTGATAATGCGAATTGCATAGAATTATTGTTGTACAATAGATAACACGTAAGGTTAACACATATTCACAATTCTGAATTCTATCAGGCAGACTTTCCACATACTGGGAAGCCTGCCTGTTTTGTATGTTCTGAACTGTGCGTCTGTGTTGACTTTGCTTGGCCCTATTGACGTATTATTTTGAAGGAGTGTATCAGCTATGAACCATGAAAGTGTTACAAACCGTGCCAATGACAACGCATACCTAAAGGTGATGGAGGACATCGACTGGGACGTTTTTTATGAACAGAAGATGGCTCTTCAGGACGTGACTGACTATCTGCACCGTCACAAGGAGCAGGAAAACGGGATGTTTGACCGCGCTGCCGCCTGGATGGAAGGAATCATTATCCTGATGGACAATATGGGTGATGCGGCGGAAGATATGGGCCATTTCGTTTATCCCGAGCGGGATGAAAACGACCTTTGCCTTGACAACCGCTTCAATCACGTTCTGAGTCGCTACCCGGACCCGAACAAGTAAAGGGGAGGGAACAGAAATGCGTATTCGGGACTGCTGCATCTTGGCCGATACCAACAGCACGGACGAAAAGGTCCGGCCTCTGATTGGGCGAAAGGGGACATTGCAAATTACAAACGGAGCGCCGCTTGTCTTTACGACTGGCTTTCCGGGCCGTGAATCTGTGATGACCACCACGCCCACGAAGTGCGTTGGCGTTGTTGGCGTAAACATCTTCGTGAAGACCGTCAACGGAACCGAATACACATTTGAGTTCCGTTAAATCGTCATCCAAACGCAGCTACCAGTTCTCAATGAACGGCAACTGCATTTTTTGTTTGAGAGGAGTAAACCAATGAATATCATCTACACCGCTTCCCGCAAAGAGCGCGTACATGTCGAGCAAATCATTCGCGAGCAACCAATCCTGCCGCATGAGTGTGTTGACATTTCCACAGTCGTAGTCAGCAAGCGCATGGGACTTTCTATGGACATCTACCAGCAAAGCGTCGGATTCAAGGGTCCTCGTCCCATCATCATTGATGTGCATGGCGGTGGGCTTATCGCAGGTCGTAAGGAACAGAACCAGAACCTTTGTCTCATGCTTGCGCAGCACGGCTATCTGACTTTCGCACCCGACTACCGCCTTGTGCCGGAAACAGATATTTTCGGCCAAATCTCTGATGTTTTGGAAGCCATCTCTATGGTCGCCGCCATCGCGCCTACATACGGCGGAGACCTTGACAACGTCTTTGTTGTGGCTGACAGTGCCGGAGCATTCCTGGCATCTATGGCTATTGCTACGATGCACAATCCCAATGAAATGCGTCCTGTTATCCATCGTCTTGACCGCAAGAGTGTTCCTCAGAATATTCAGGACCTTCGCGTGGGCGCTATGGGATTCCAGAGTGGAATGTTCTACATCTACAAAGGCCAGGTTGGTTTGCTGGCAAACAACTACATGGAAAAAGGCTGGCGTAAGCAAGATTACGCTGCCATCATCCGTCCTGAAAATTATTGCAAGCTGCTGCCCCCATGTTTTGTCTGTTCTGGAAAGGATGATTTCCTGAAAGCTCAGACCAAGCAGTTCGTCAAGTTGTTGAATGCAGACGGTAGACACTTCCAGTATGTATTCAGTGATGCCAAGGGTGCTGACCATGCCTATGCGGCGCTTCATCCCGAAACTGAATGGGGCGAAATGGCAAACGATGACATGCTGGCCTTCTTTGACCGCTGCAAACGATAAATAAAAAAAGGAGAAACCTATGAAACACGAAGATTTTGTTAAAGCCCTGAAAAAGAAGGGCACCATTTCCATCAAAGACCTGCCCGAACTACTCAAATTCCGTCTCGACAAAAACGAGGAAGCGATGTATGAGGATGAGTGCATCAGCCTTTACATCCCTATCTGGTTCGACTGCAACAAGGCTTTTGGGCTGGATGTTTGCTCTGAGGAGAATGACGACTGGATTAACCTGTACATCAACTGGTATCCGAAGATTTGTGATGGCGAGCGCAAGCTCAAAATGTACATTTCTTACTGCAACAACTCGACGGCCGATGAGGACTTCGAGCTCGATGTAGTTCTTGCAGAAGACCAGTACGAAGCCATCCTGCGCCGCTTTGAAGCGCAGTTTGAGGAGGTCTACACGAGCACTATTGAGGAGTCCTGGAAACAGTTCCTTATCGACAGCGAAGTGGAAGACTACGGCGAGACTGAAGAGGAGTGACCCATGAATATCAATCGTTATGCGCTTCGTGAGGAGCGCAAGATACAGAAAATCATCTCTAAGATGGGACATATCGATGCCACTGCCATCGGCATGTGCAATGAGAATCGCATCACGTCTAACATCCTCATGCCGTTCCACGACAATCATCTCCCCATAGCTGTGTTCGTACCGAAACGCAAGAAAGGGGACTACAAAAAGTTCCCGGTCATCGTGGACATCTACGGTGGCGGGTTCGTGGCGGGTCGAAGCGAGCAGAACAAGCACTTCGGGGCTTGGTGCGCAGAGCACGGTTATCTGACCTTTATCCCGGAATACTCTCCTGGTCCGGAAACCAACCTGTTTGGGCAAATCGGCGACCTTCTCAATGCGTTTGCTGCCATCAATCGCTATGTAGATTCCTACGACGGCGATAAGTCTCAGATGTATCTGGTCGGTGATGGCGCGGGCGCTGCGCTCGCATGCCTGACCTACTCCATCATCTGGAACCCCGTGTCGATGCAGCATTTGGAAGATGAGCTTCCGTTCGACGTTCCCCAGGACGCAAAGTTGTCGTTCAAGGCCATGTGTCTGCAGAACGGTATCTTTACGCTTTCCAAGGGTAAGACAGGAGCCATCACTCCGTATATCATCGATAAGGATTGGCAGAGAACGAGCTATGCTGAATGCCTGTCTTCCAAGACGTATGCCAGGATGTTGCCCCCATGCTTTTTTGTCACCAGTATTGCAGATTCGCAAAAAGCAGATACAAAGCGCCTGAACAACCTCTTGCGGGCCAAAGGAACAATGCAAGAAATGTACAGCACCAGTTATCTTTTCGCAGAAGAAAGCTTCGCCGCACGGTATCCAAACAAGTCGTATTCTGAAGCGGCTAATCTGGAAATGCTGAAGTTCTTTGAAAAATTCTAAATTAAGAAAGGAGCCATCGTAATGGCTATTTACCAAACCAGAAATTGCATTCGCGCAACTCAGTGGGACCCGGAAGACAAGCAGAGCCTTGAAAACATCAAGGCTCTGGTCAAAGAGAATCCTCGTCTCGGCTGGAGAGTTGACGACAACATCCTTTCCAACAACGTCATTATCTGCAACTGCTTTGGGGGGCGTGAACTGAGCGTGCATCCTTACTACTATCTCGTTGAAGGCAAGAAAGACAGCCTTTTCTCTGTGCCGCCTGAGACATTCGAGCTTTTCTATGAGCTGGACAGCGGCACCGCCTATCAACGCCGCTAAAGGAGGCCCCGAATGGCAAAGAAACACCTCGGTATCGTTCTGACGACCCGGCAGTATGACATGTACCGTTTCGTGGTTTACCAGTACGAAGACACTACGATGGTGAACACTTGTCCTCTGTGTCAGTTGCTCCGTGCAGTTCACGCATATAGTAGGGAATACATGGAAGAACAGCGCGAGATTCGCGGTTATGTGCCGCGCCGCCGCTGGTTTAACCTTGACAATTCTCTGCCTGGCTATGCCCTACACGAATATGGACTAACTCAGTGCGCAGAGATGTCGTTTGAACCTTGCCGTATTCCTCCGACAGTAGCGTTTCGCCTGATGGAAGGCGTAAATGCTGCCAACTGGAAGAAGTATATCTGGTTCATTGACAGAGATGTCACCATGCTGGGTTGATTTCCTTTCTGTCCAATAGTATAATAAGTGTACTGAGAAGTTCTGCATTGCCGGAACTCCAAAGTACCCCCTTATCGACCGCCGCCTTCACGGGTGGCGGTCTTTTTGTTTGCCACCAAATTGTTGTTGCAAAATCTTGCGAGTCCAGTAGACTTATAGTTGTACGATAGATAACAGCAGTCAAAAGGGGCACTCGGCCTTTCGTACATTCACAATCTCGCTTGAAAGCGGGCTTCCAGAAATGGGGCCCGCTTTTTTGCGTACAAGGCACAAATTCCCTGATGCAAAATTTGTGCAGTCGTGCTATACTATAGGAGGAAACAACGATGGAACCTCTCAATTTGGTCGGGCACGCAGTCAGCAACGAGAAAGCGAAACTGGACGCAGGGTGCAAGGCATTGCTGGGCTGTACAGCAGTTGCAGCATTCATTGCCAAACACTGCATCCCGGAGTTTCACGATATGGCTATTGAAGATATTCAAAAGTGCATTATCGGAACGCCTCAAATCGGTTCTCGACCTGTTGATGACCTGCCCGAGAAGCTGAACCTGAAAAACGCAGAATCAAAAAGCGTGAACGAGGGCACGATTTTCTACGATGTGCTGTTCGACATCCAGTTACCTGGTGAAGACGACACACGGAAAGTAATCGTGGACATTGAGGCTCAGAACAACTTCGACCCTGGTTACGCTATCCTCAATCGCGCTTCGTATTACTGCGGACGACTGATTTCAGACCAAAAAGAAACCGTGTTTCACAACTCGGATTTCGACAAACTTCAGAAGGTGTACAGCATTTGGCTGTGTATCGCACCTAAGCCCGATGCTCGTGGCGTATGCAACGTCTATGAGATGAAAGAAAAGTGCCTGACTAAAGAATTCCATTTTCCGAAGGAGCAGTACGATAACTTCTCCATGATGATGGTATGTCTTCAGGACAACAACTCCGAAAACGAATTGGTACGCTTATTCTCATCGGTCTTCGATTCCAACATGACCGTTGAGCAAAAGCTCCACACCGTCCGCGAAAGCGGCATCAAAGTCACAACTGGTATCGAAAGGGGTATCAACAACATGTGCAACTACAGTGATTTCATCGAGCAGAAAGCGCTCGAAAAAGGTACGGTCAACACTTTTGCTGTGAGTGTTGCCAACCTTGTCAAAGCTGGAGTTCTCACCACTGAGAAAGCTCTCGACACCTTGCAGGTGCCGGACAACATCCGCGCGGCCGTTGCAGAACAGGCTGCTTCGCTCATCAATAACAACTAACCAATCGGCCGCTGCCTTTATGGGTGGCGGCCTTTTTGCTTGCGATGTTTGCGTATCTGTGCGAATGGGGTAAAATTAGTATTGTACGACAGATACCATTAAACTTTCAAAGGTTTCTTTCGCACAATTCATAGTTCTGTAAACAATGAGCAGATTCATCCTCGGATGGGTCTGCCTTTTTGTTTACCCAAAATTCAAAAAGGAGTGTATTTTATGACAACGAATGAAATGGCACAGAAAGGCTTCAACACAGGCTTCACCGATGCCGACGGCAACGAACTTCATGTGGGTGACTATGTCCGACTCTGCGGAGATATTGGAGAAATTGTTTTCTCCTGTGGCGCATTCGGCATCTTTATTGTGGATGAAGTCCCTTGGGATGCCCTTGAAGAACTGGTTCGTAAAGACAGCGGAAACCGCCCCTCTTTCTTGTATAATGACAACTTCATCAGCTTTTGGGAAATTGTCTGGAACTTGAGCGAGGATTCGGACGAACCATGCTTGCCTCACGTAAAGAGTGTCACCGCTACCGGCGGCATTTTTACCGACGAGGAAGGTAACAAGGATGTCTTCATGGGCTGCATCAGCAGCTGCTTCGCCACGCTGACTCAGTGCGAACACACCTGTGGTCGCTACTACACCTGTGATACCGTGGCAATGGCAAATGACTTGCTGCGTGATGATGAACTTGGCAAGGAGGAAGACGAAAATAATGCCATGACTAACAAAACAATGAAAGCAGAAGAAATCGCTAGAGCATTCTTGTGCGAGATGAACCCGGTCAATTGGGACGGGCAAGGCGAAATGCCTGCCGGTGTGGATACACGAACGCTGTCGTTTCCCACTGACCTTCCTGATGTTCGTCTTGAAATTTCTCTTGAACTTGCAAGAGAAGAAGACAACACTTTTCAGTGGGAACACTACTGCGAACTCGTGCAAGAAAGCTCCGACACCATGATTGAATGCGCCCACGGTTACGGCATCAATTCCGTGCAGAACCTTGCCGATACCATCAGTTATCTGCTCCAGGTAAATACCCAGACAATGTAAGGAGGCTTAAAGCCATGACAGAAAAGAAAATCAACGCACCGTATGACAATCCTTTTGGTATCTGGCATGTTACGACGGAAGGGGACTGCGAGGGCCGTTCGCCGCGTGACCTTGGTTTCCATGAGGGCTATATCGACGAAATTGCTCTGGCACTTGCCGATAAATGCTTCTACTCCCTGTATTTTGTCGCAATCAACATCCATTCTCTCGATATAACTCCGACTCGCAAAACCGTTGACGTTACTTTTGGTGTCAACTCGGGTACTTGGGCAATGACTCCCAAAGAATGCGTTACGGCAATCAAAGAGGTAATGAAGGACCGCCCTATACAGGTCGAGCAAAGCTGCCGCACCGGCGCTGTCGTGTTTACTACCGAGACAAAGACCAAAGAAGAGAAGCGGCAGGAGGTTCTGGCAAAACTGTCGCCTGAAGAGCGTCAAATTCTTGGCTTGGAGGAGCCGAAACAATGAAAGAAATCGCATTTACTGTGGAACCCAACTCCACGCTTTACGCAA